GGCGACCTCTTCATCAAACGCGGCACTAAAAACATCGTCCATCAATACGTCAGTTATTTCCTCGGTACCCGGCATTATACCCTCCTTGGATATTGTAGACCACCCTACACTATTTATTCAACTATGTCAACCGTTTTATAGAGTAATATCAAATCTTTAAGTTCTTTACAGCGTCCGACATCCTCGCTGTCAAGTTCTTTTTTCTCTTTGATTATCTCCCGACAGACTACCAGATACTCAAAAAGGAGGTCGCCCACATCACTCCGTGGCAGCCTGTCCTTCAGGTTTCTTTCCAGTTCCTGCTTTCGGGCCTTGATCTTTTCTTGCGTTGAGAAGTAATTGGAGCGACTGAAGAGCTGCGTCATCTTTGGTCCCCTTTGCTTTTGCGAGGTTCTGCGCGATCCGCGACAGCGCCTCTTGGACTTTAGTTTCAACGGTGGTTTCTATCTCTTTCGCCTGAGCTGCGTCCTTCGCCGCCCGCGCCTGGAGGCTCTGGGTCTTGGCCTGCTCGCCTTCCATCTGCATCTGCTGCGCCTGTGACTGCTGCTGGTCGAACTGCTGGAGAGCCTGCTCGGCTTCGTCCTTATCCTTTAACCGGTCAAGCGGAAGATCCCGCGCCTTGAATCGATCCTCCAAGAGACCGCGCTCGTCGATCAGCACGAGTTGTCTTGGGGTGAGCGTCGAGACAAGCTGATCGAGAGCCGCGCCGCGCAACTCCTTTGCCACCAGGGAGAGGACACCCTTCGGCTGAACTTGGAAATCGCCTTTGATGTCTTCCTTCTTGTTGAACTCCATGTTCCACGCGACGAGCGAGCCGATCATTGACTTTACGAAGCGGTCGAAAGCACGGGCGTCGTCCTTTGTCACCATGTCTCCGGCCCCGGCCATCTGGCTGAAATTCGATGAAGTACGGAAGGCTTCACCCAAGGGCTTTGCGTCACCCATGCGCCAGGCAGGGAGGTTGCTCTCACGGTCGAAGACCTCGACGACCGAGTTTCGCAGGGCGAGGAGGTGTTGAGTATGGTTCGGGATGTCGTAAACCCGCACCGCCGGGTAGTTTGCTTCGTTGCCGTCGCCTTCACGGAGTATGGTCATCCCGCCGTGGATCGCGGTGCGGTCTTGTCCGGCGGCGAGGAGTTCGACATTCAGCTCTTTAATAGAGGACGCGCTCTCAGCCATGTTGTCCATCAGGGCGCGGTCGATGGCGCAGAGTTTCAATTGTGAATCTCTCAGAGTCTCAACCTTGGCGGTGCCGGTCAGGGCGCTATCTTCATCGTCCTCGGGGATGAATACGTGATACATATCGGCGACCGTCTCGCCGAACGGGGCAGTGTCGGCCTTAATGATCAGTCCGTCGAGCATCCAGACATCGGCGAGGATTTCCTTGTCGAGTGCCTTTTCAGGAATATTGACTCCAAGCTCCGAGAGTACCCGCGCCGAAACGAAGCCGTACCAGCGCAGCACCTCGTACTGGCGGCTCATCTTCGGTTTGTTCTGGTCGGTATGCTTGATCTGGTCGAGTTCGGCTTCGTAAGACTTGGCCTTATAGTTTCCGTCAGGGGTGTCTCTCAGATAGTCCTTGATCACATCGCCGAAGAAATCCTCCTGGTCGGCGAACTTCCGCAACTGGCTACGAGGGAAAACCTTGCGGGTAAAAATCCCTTCCTGGTCTTCCCAAGTCATCGCCGAGAGGTCAGGGTAGACATCCCACGCTTTTAAGGTGACGTAGCGTGGCTTCCGAATTTTCTCGGTCTGCGCCTCATAACGACCGGTTTCCGGATTCAGTACCCACTCCCGTTCGACCTGGGTCTTGACGTTCGGACCTTCGACGACGCCGAAGCCATAGATCCCGCCGCGACGAATGGTCTTCTTGCAGAGTTCCGGATAATCGATACCCTTGTCGGAAAGCTGATCCTTACACTCCAGCTCCATGCGGTAGGCGCGTTGCTTGGCGAAGTCCTTCACCGCCTTCTCGATCTGCTCGGAGGTCGGCGGCTCGGGTTCTGGTGGTAGCGCGTTGGGGTCTTCCTGCAGAGCGGCCTGGTACTGCTGCTGGGCGATTAGCATCTGCTGCTGTTCAAGCGTGGCAATGATGCTCTCAAGGTCGCTCATGGCGATGTTCGGGAACGGGGTCGGCTCGACCGCGAAGTTCAGTTCCTGCGCCGGAAAGAGCATCTCCATCATCTTCGCCACCCAGCCGGTCAGCTTGGTGTGGGTATCCTTCGGGTAGACTCGGGACTTTCCTTCCGGGATCTTTACCTCGGGGTCGTAGATCGCCTTATATTGCCGGAGGTTTTTCAGCCACTGAATTTCCAGTTGCCGGCGCTCGCCTTCATAGGTATCGAAGCGGCCTTTCAGGAGGTTTCCGAGCGTTTCGTGTGCGTCTTTGTTGAGGATGATCATGATGCCTCCTAGTCTAAGGGCTCGATCAAGAATGTGTATAATAGTTCGCCGGTTTCTTTCACGTTGATATCTTGAAACTTCTTATTAGGGTTGGGGTCATGCACGACCAGACCTGATTGGTCTATAAGTACTGCGTGCGTAGTGCCGTCGTCGTAAGTACGGCTCTTCACCGAAGCGTAGGTTATGCCTTTGTGCGTAGCTAAAATTGGTAGCTTACCATCCCTGCATCCGTTGTATGTGTATCCTAAACCTCTTAAATAATTATAGAAAACAGGAAACCAATCAGCGAATAGGATGAAATGAGGCACCTGCTCGATTCGCAGTTCAAACAAACTAGCTATCGCTGCCCGCATACAATCGCCTTCGTTTTTACATACAATCGTCTGATCTACAGGTATCATCTATTAACTCCTGTTAATATCCTGAATAGGCGTCAGCGGCCCTGCGGGTCGTGGTGGTATTGGTGAATCTATCGAAGGTGGTTCGGACGTACTCCGAAGCGTTATAGTGCTTGCCGAGAATGAACATAGTTCCATACTGGTCGGCTTCGCAAACGTGGCTCCATTTATTCTTTTCAGGCTTGTCCTGGAACTTGCCATCGTCAGTCTTGATTCGGACATAACGGTATTTACTCCGCAGCCCCTCTACCAGAAGGGTACAAGAAGCGTCATATTCGATTCCCGGCTCGCCGTCGGGCCACATATTCCGGAACGGGTCGTCGAGGGCATTGATTCTTGCAATCGGGTCGTTGGTGTCTGCGCTCTTGACCACATTACCCGAACCTGGCATGTCGGTTACAAACTGTTTTTTCAGTTCCTTGTACCAAGAATTGTCGTCGGTGTTGTCTCTGGTCTTCCATGAGGGGTCGCCGATAAAAATCAGCGGATTGGATGAGAAGCAGTTCTTGATCAACGGCTTCAGTTTTGTCGCGATGAAGGTCTTGGCGCCCATGTCGAAACCGCAGGCTTCCTTGAATTTGCGAAGCTTTCCGTCGTAGCCGAGCTGCATGAAGACCATAGCTGGCTGGCGAGCTGTATCGACACCAATTACGACCGGGAGGATCGGGTCCCATTTGAGGTTGTGTTTCACTCGTCGATCGTATTGAAACGAGATTTCGTAGACAGGTTTTCCTGACATGCTTTTTGAGTACCTTCCGTGGACATAGACGTCTACCCAATCTTTCTTCTTCCCTCTGGCAAGTTTCTCGTAATACCCTTCACGAAGATGGTTCTTGTTCTCTGCCTCTAGTGAAAGCCCTGAAGGCTGCTTGAAGCACTCCATCGGGAAGATACTTTCAGGGTCGTTTTCGTCTTGTGGCAGACCCTCAAAAACCTTATACCAATCCGAATCGATCTCTGGAGGGTTCGTCGAATAGATAGTACCGTGGCGGTAAGTGAATCCGGTTCCCTGAGAGGGGAAACGCCCTGCTCTCGCTTCGAGGTCGGGGAGCAACGCAACCGGCACCTCTCGGCATTCATCAGTCCAGATCCACGTCACCTCGCTGCCGAGAACCCTTTGAATATCTTCCGGAGAGTCCAGCGACCGGAACAACCATTCGGCGTGGACATCGTTGAACCGGAATATAGCCTTCATTTCAGATTCTTTCCAGTGATATATTTCGACAGGTAAAAAACTTACCACCGAGGCCAGAGTTATGTCCTTGAGCTGCTGTTTTGTATTGCGCACAACAAGTACTCGGCTACGACGGATGCCGTCTTCGCCGGGGGGCATCATGATATTCTGTCGGAGAAGTTCCACGATGCAGGCGGTGGACTTACCTGATCCATAGGGTCCAACGATCCCTCGGGAGTCCGCCATGGACACCATGAAGGCGCGAGCGACCGGTCCTGGGGGTGTGAAGTTCAGTCCTTTACTTGCCACGCTTCACTCCTACATGCTCCGCATGGATCTCCGCCGCCTGAGCGCCTGGGCAATCATCACAGTCCGAACACGGCTCTGTCACCTGCTCTCTTCGTTTCTTGCACCAGAAGCTCATACGACCACACGCTCCAGGTCAACGACCTGACCGCCTTGGACGTGCATCTCCAGCCAGCCCATCTCGGTCGGCCCGTACATCGCGATTTCTGAGTAGTCAGCGATCTGCATACCGGTCGGGGTGACTGACTTCCGGAGCGACCCGGCGTTTCCATACCAGCGGGAGTCAGGCGGGATATAGGGATCGTTCTGCGGACTCATGACGTTATAGTGCTGTTTCACATGTCTCCCGTCGTCAGTTAAATAGAGTTGCTGCGTGGTCGTCGGTTTGACGACGATCAGTTGATGCGTGTGGCCCATGACCTGCGCAATGCAGTCCGCGTGGCCGGTCGCTTCGAGTTTCCGTCGCAAAGCGGCTTTCCGGTTCGCCTCTCGCTGGATCGGGTCTTTCGCCCCTTTCGGGAGCGAGCCGTAGCCGTGGTGGCAGTAGAGCTTGTGTCGGATATTGCCCTGCTTGTCCGTCGCGCAGACCTTATAATGCACCGAGCCGAAGGGTACTTTCAGCTTCTCGGCGATGTGTTTGCCGATATTGCCATAGTTGATCAGCGCTGCTTCGTGGTTGCCGTAACCGATGGCGACGATCTTTTTTGCTACCGGTCGAAGCCTCTCGACGAACTCGTCCGCCTGCTCGAGCGGTTTGAGTATGGATAGTGTTTCACCGGAAAAGTGGTTGGAATGGGGCATCTTCGCCTCGATATTGTCTCCCAGGTTTGACAGAAAATAATTCTTCCGACGCTGCAGGCGCCTGATCTGCTCGGCGAAGCCGTCAGCATAATGGTTGAAAGCGCCCATGTGGACGCAGCTTGAAATAATCATGGTGTAATCTTGAGGCATTTCCCGGTAGATCAGCTCCATGCTTTCTCCTTACCAGCGGTTTACGAACACGTTCTGCCTGCAGTTCATACAGCGGACATGCCCCGTGTCTAACTCGGTCAGTAATCTGGCGCACGACAGACAGCGGCTCTCTTCCTTCAACTGTTTGCGGTACCTGGGAACGTATTTCTGGACAGCGACCGTGTTGCCTTGTAAGTGCTTCGCGCACTTGGTTCTCCCGGGTACCACATCTTTTCCGCAGTCGGTACAGAGAAGCGCCGCTCTCCGTTCACGTTTCTTCGCGGTATCGACCACTACGGTACCGCCGACACCGGCACAGTATTTCCGTCCGCCTGAACGCTCGGCGAGGTGGTAATGGTCTTGCTGGCGTCTACTGTGATATTCCCCACTGTGGAGTTCGGCGGGATGTTGATATTCGTTGTCGTGCATCCTATGAGTAAGCTGGCACCAAGAATGACCAGGCAGCCGAGCGCGACTCCTGTTAGAAGCCCCTTAACACACTCCCAGAGCATCTGCCGCTCAAACTCACTCAATAACGGGCTTCTCATCTTTTTTCTCCTTTCGCATACCCCAAGCGAAACCGGCGGCGCCGCCCGAGATGAAGGAAATGATCGCCGCGAGGCAAATCTGGAAGAGGTCGCGGTTTTCGGTCGGAACGATGACGAACATCAGGGAGAAGGTCACTCCCAGAAGTCCGGCGACGAGGACAATTTGTGCTAAGTTTTCGGCTTTCATATCTCAGCGAGCCTCCTTTTTACAGGTTCTTCTTCTACCGCAAGCTGGTGGAGCTTTCTCGGCGAGACCGCTGCGGCGGAATAGCCCCGGAACCAGCCGACTGTCTGCAGCGCGGCGCAACAGACCTCCGAACAGAACCACTTCTCCGCACTCTGCCAGCCGATCGGGATCGGTAGGAACGAGAAAACCACTCCTCGGGTGTCGTAATCACAACCGACCTCACCCTCGCACCATTTGCGCACCCTCGCCTCTTCTTCAGCACTGATCGGAAGTTCAATAAAGTCATACATGGAATAGCGTTCGCCGGTAGGCGGACCCTTGACGAATTGAGTGCCGTCTTTGAACTCCCGCGCAGAGAACCACATGTTATCCGAGAATACCAGTTCAGCGTGGCAGTATTTGGAAAACGTGTAACCCTTGATGAGTTTCCCGAAAAAGCTGGTCGCTTCTTTTTTGAAGGCTAAGTACATCATGTGTCACCCCTCGTAAGGAACGCCATTCTCAAGCTCGTAGCATATCCGCTTTGCCCGTTTACCTACCTGTTGATACCACAAACTATCTCTAGCCTCTTCTGCGACCTTAGTCCAATTGTCGGCACGAATAGCGGCAAGCATTTTCTTGAACTTCTGAACGCCGCCCTTGCCGAGATTGAACAGCATGTTGACAAGAGCCTGCTGGCGAACTTCGTTGATTTCCAGATCGTGAAACATTGACCAAAATTCAGCTATCGACTGATCAACACGCCGAGAGAGAAGTTGAGCCGCGTCCGGCTCGCTAATCATAGAGCCTTTGCTGGGAGCTTTACAACCGTAGCCGTATGTCCATTGCTCGCGATCCCAATAAGCTTTAGCAGCGAACCCTTCATCCTTCTTGAGCCGTTCAATAATAGCCTGTTTATCCACCTATATCCTCCCAATCCTCGCAATACATATTCTTGCTGGTCTGTGTATCGTCTTTCAAGCATCGTTGCCGGTACATCTGATACCATTTGCAGTTCGCGCAGCGTTCCATTATTCCGCCCTCCATACCAGAGTTTCACGTTCCTTACTCTCTGCATCAGCAACCGCCAGCCGCTTCGCCTCTTTCGTGGTCGGCGCCTCGCCGTGACCGCAGGAGCCGTCAGAAAGCCTCACCCATACGCGGATATTGTTTCCCCTTCGGGAGGTCTGGAAGTCAGTTATCATCGAACATCTCCGGGCTTGGCCCATCTGCCGGGATTAGACAGTCGTTGCACGTTTCGATAATCGGCTGGCCGTTCTTTTCGCATCTCAGTCTGTCGCACATTTGATTGACACCAATCCTTTCCTGTTCCCCTGTTCTGCTGCGTATGTTAAGAGGTGTGAAATTTCCACTGCCTTATCCTTCCACTCGTCACGCTCACCAATAACGTGCGCCAGTTCCTGTTTCAACTCCACCTTCTCTCGCTTCAGTTCCTTGTTTTCTCTCTCAGGTTCCCTGACTCTTGCAAACATGGGCTATCCTTTCCCAATTTGATACAGTCGGTTAGATTGTTGGCTGGACACTCACCAGTTGGGCTGTTGACGCATTTTCTCATCGAAATATATTCCTCGTCGGATGGTCGTCGTTCCGTTGTGCCACCAGTCGATCGATTATGCTTTCGGCAATGGACATACGCTTTTCCAGGTTGACAACGTAGACAAAGAGCGGCAGGGAAAACACCGTAATACCTACCCCGATGACCCACATCAGCCCCGTCAGTTTCGTGTTGATCGAGGTAAGCAAAGTTTGGGAATCGTAGTGGTATTCACATACCTCGTTCGTCTGCTTTTCGTGGGCCATGTGGTGTTCTCCTTCACGGTGTCTGAGGGTCGTTGGAGTTATTGGATGGTTCCAGCTAAAACCGTTTCATAGATCGGGTTTCCTTCTTCGTCGAGAAGTTGGTTGCCTACATCGTCGATCACAGGTATCTTCTCCGTCGAGTCGCCCCAGTAGGTCAAGAATGGCGCTTCGGGCGGCCATGCCACTATTTTTAGTCCGTCATAGTTGTCAATCACTACCTCGCACACTCCAGCCGCATTCGGGATGCCGTTCACTGTTCCCAAATACCCCTCAATGGTGGAACTGTCGGGGTTACTGGCAAGTGGGCCGTGGATAAGATGCGGCGCGAAGTCGGGCGACAGGTTGACCATCTGCATGAACTGAGCACAGGCTTTCAGTGCATCGAGTTTGTCCTGCCATGTGTGGGAAGGATTAGCGGCAAGAGATTTAATTTGTATGGTGAGTTTGAGCATGGTGCCTCCTTACATCCTTGAGTCGGCCAAAGCCTTTCGGTAGATTTTAAAGTCCTTTATTTGCGAACTAATAGTGCCGGTTGTGCCGTTCAACGTGCCTATCTGGTAGGTGGTCGTGGTGGCTGGTGGTGTGGTGTCTGCGCTTCCCGTCCCCATCACTGAATTGACAGCGACATCCGTACTGTAGTCCGAGTTGATTCGCCAGCCGATACGATAGGTCGTGCCTACAACAGCGGTTAGGGCTTTCGTGGCATCGAAGTTACTTCCACCAACTCGCTTCCTGAAGGTGATGTTTGTTCCATCGTAGAACACACCCATGTAGTTATTTGCGTCGAGGTAGCTGCCCCATAGGTACTCGGCACTCCCCTTGATGCCATTGGGAGTCCAGTAGAACGTCCCGGTCATAGGGATTGAGAACGCTCCGGTGACGGGGTAGGAGAGCAGGGTTGCTGCTCTGGTATTTGTGGCCCCGACACTTATTTTAAAACTGGTACAAGCGACCTGTTCCTCAAAATCCGGCAGCACAAAATCAACCACATCTCCTGCGCCGATACTGAAAACAAGCTGTGACCCGCTCAAGGGAGTAGCGTTCTCAACCTTGTAGTGAGTGAGGGTTGAGCCGGTTATGGTCGTGGTCGTTGCGTTAATGCCAATGGTAGATGTTCCGCTTCCGCTTACCTTTGCGGCTACCACTTGCCCTGAGTGTTTGTTGGTATTCCCGGCTGTGCCGGTTATCGTAACCGTTACGGCCCCAGCGTCGGAGTTTGTGACTCTAACAATCCGCGCCCCCGGCACTATCGAACCGTAAGCCGTCCCTGTGTAGTCCTTGGCGATAATTTCAGCGGTGGATGCTGTTGCGCTTCCCAACGTCATACCACGAATAGCGGTGGTGCTGGTTGCGGTGGCTTTGGTGCCGATGGCGTTGTAAACTTCTTTTATGGATACGTTGTCGATGGAGCCGGTGAAACCTGTTGCAGTAAATCTATATGTCGTATCACCTATACATACACCTTCATCTGTGTACGTTCCAGAAGTTGTATGCGCTGTGAGAGGCGTACCATTACCCAAAGAAACTGCTAAAGAGCCACTTGTCACAGTTATTGTGTATGTAACCGTGTAAACCTTTCCTATGGCTATCACACCGGCCTTATAGAGTGCCGATGCTGTCACTCCAGAGACATTAGCAACTCCCCCACTTATCGTTGTGCCAGCATTCTTGCCCCACCACCCAGTATCGCTACTGAACTCTCTATCAGCAGCAACAGTTATTAACTCACTCCCCAAACTCTCCGTGAGTGCACTGTAGCACGTAACCTTGTTGGTGCTGCTTCCTTCCAGCCAGACACCCTTACTATCCGTTCCTGGTTGATTAGCAGCGAAGGATTGATAAAAGCCATTGATGGAATAATTGGCGGCAGAGTTGCGGGTGAATGTGCCGGTCAGGACTGACGAGGCTACCGTGAACGGCTGATAAAAGGCCCACTTCTTGCCACCCTCGTTCCACGCCAGGGAGAAGTCGCCAAACCCCGCCCACGCACCTTGCGCGAACAGCAGGACAGCCAATATTGATAAGAAGAATTTATACATCATCGCCTCCCGAAAATAAACCGCACATCGCCGCCCGTGAACCACTGACCTTCCTGCTCCCAATGGCCGGTCGTGTAGTCAGCGTAGTTCTCGCCGCCTGACTCGATCCGCTTCACACCGCCGTTGAAGCCGACCTCGACAGTTGAGAGTTGGAAGGAGCAACCCGAAAGCAGGGTCGCGGTGAGTAGGAGGGTTATTAAGAGTAAGGGTCTCATAGGATAGAGTCTCCTACTTCAAGACGTTCGAGAACGGCGTGGCGGCGTAAATGAGCAAGTAATTGGTCAGGTCGGTGCCGAAGTAGTGTTTGGCATCAGTATCGGTTTGAACATAGTAAAAGACGTCGTTAGTGTCGAAGGTGTGGGTAATGCTCTTGGTCAGGTAGTAATTGTAGATCTTCGTCATCGCTGCGCCTTGGATGATGCTGTTATTGGCATCACGGGCGAGACGGGTTTTCTGTACCGCGATCCGGAGGTTTGGTGTCGCCGTCTTCGCAGAGGACGCTTGGGTGAAGGTGATCGAAGACATGTCGAGGGCGAAGGCTGCGAGCGGTTGGGTAAGGATTAAGAGGGCGAAGATAGTAAGCAGAATTTTCATAATTGTGTCTCCTATTTGTTAAAGGCCATTGATTTGTATATTCACTTGGATGGCTCCCTGGTTCGCATTCTTATCCACCACCGGCTCCAGGCCGCCGTACTTGGCCACGGACTTCAGGAGTTCGTGCTTCATGTTGATCGTGGTGCGCTCGTCGAAGAAGTGGAGGTAGATGTCCTCCAGGAACTCACTCGCCATGCGCCGGCAGATGCTGGGAAAGACCAGTCCATTCTCGCGCACGTCTTTCTGCTCGGCAGCCAGGGCTCGGCGGAACGCCGGGAGGTGCTTCAGAGTTTCGTATTGGTCTTGGGTTATTGAGTAGCGATTGAGGATCTCTGCTTCGGGTTCGACGCCAAGGGCGAGTTCCATCGGCAGGCGGGATGGCCAAGGGGTGAGTGTGGAGCGAGCGGGTTCGTTGTCTTCCTCGGGAGGGACCAGAGGAAGGTGAAGTTCCTCCCCCGGTGTGAGGTCGGAAAACAGATCGTCGTCAAGGTTTAAACATATTCCGTCCATGGTGCCGAACGGTATAGTATTTTTGGTTTTTTGTCAAGTGAATTGTTTGGGTTGGGTGTTGTGCATCTCCACACTATGCACTTCGAGCCTTCGGCAGGACGGGCAGCCCCAGATTTGACAGGCTCCTTTGTGGTTAACCCGCTGGATCTCCAGGAGCATGAAGGAGTCACACTGCGGACAAGGCTTTGTCTCAACCGCGTCGGTGTCTACGATGTGAGTCACAGGGAACCTCCTGGAATTTTTGCTTTTGAGTATATTCAAGTTCTTTATTTGTGCCAAGAGGTTTCTGGGAATTTTTGTGTCTTGGTAAACTAGACATAAACACGACATCTGAGTGGGCCGGAGTCTCTGGCGGCGTCGCAGTACGCTCACTCGATTCATAACAATCGTAAAATCTAAGAGGCGTCGCGGCTACGTCAAGTTCTTTATTTACCTATTTTTGTAGGAGGTATCGCACAGGGCCTGAGTATGGTGCCCGGCCCCGTCGAACGAAGCCCCCCAGACACAATTCAGGAAACACTATCAGGCCGTTAAATCGGCGCGTAGCGCCTACTTACAAAAGTTTTACGCGCGAAGCGCGACGTAATTAAATCAATGGGGGTGAAGCGAGCGAAGCGAGCGAGGGGGGACGCAGATTCCCAGTTGACAAGGACGCAACATCACTCTGATCTGTAAAGCCTAGCAATAACAGACAGTTATGCGATCACGTCCGATAAGATCTATTATGTTCACTTGCAATGTGTAAAGTTCACAGTATACTTTTAGCTGAAAGGAAGGTGTGATTATGAGAAAAGCGCGGATCGACGTGAAAGAAATGGTGCGTTTGTACCTGGTGGAGCTGCGGACAATGCAGGAAATAGCGGAGATTGCCGGCGTATCACGCGCTGCAGTATCCCAGCACATCAAAAATAGTGGTTTAACGTACCGCGGAGGCCCTGTAACGGTCGTTTGCTCTGGTTGTGGGGCTTCGTTCCCGGTCGCGCGGTCGAGGGCCTCAAAGGGCGGTAAGCTGTATTGCTCCGCCAAGTGTTACCACAAGTCACGGATTATTGGTACTGAGAACTACGCCAGACTAACGAAAATAATGCAGGATCTTGGGCGCGGTCGAAAACGACACAATTAGGTACTGTAGTATTTTTAGTATTTTGTCTGCTACCTGTCCAATCGGCCACTGGCGTGTGAATCCAGGCGCCTCTAGTAGATCCTGCTAGTTGGTAGTAAGTCCACCGAAACATTTTTTACTACAACTTTTCTCTAATGATATCCATGGAGTACCTTTTTATTTATATTAATATTTATAGTAGAGTAGAACGATTTTCAAAAAAACAAGTGACGACTAGATTAATAATTCAGTTTTCCATATGTTTAGACTGAAAATTAATATGTGAAAAATCGCCCTCTATTTTTCAAAAAACGTACTACAATACTAGCCTTTTCAACATACTTTAACACCTAACCTCGTAGTATCATTGAAAAATAGTTGTAGTAAAAAATGTTTTTTAAAATTTACTACAAGTCCCTAAAACATACTACGAAACCACCACAATAATATCTATTTGGACATAATCATAACTAGGCCTTTTGGTTTTTAAGAAAGTGTGTAGGTATATAAATACATGCTTGACAAAGGTTGTCGTATAGTTTACCTTAGCCTTTATAGTAAATACTTTCGAGGAGGTAGAAAAAGGTTATGGCTATTAAAAGAAACGCTACACCGGATGATATCGAATGGACGCCTTTACGTTATTTGGCAGGAAAAAGCTATTTAGATTGGTGCGCACCTGGCGGAGGTATGCGTGCGTGGTACCAGATTTCATCAGGTGAAATAGTTCTGATAACCGGGAACTATGAGACAGAAAAGGCTATCAATAAGGAAATAGATAAAATAGAAAAAGAGATAGCGAGAGAAAAAGCAGAGTCTGAGAATGAAGCGGGCCGAACTGCTATGCCTGTACGTCCTGAACGTGGAAGAAAATTTGTATTATTCCTTTCAGATGATGAACACAGAGAGTTGAAAGCGAAGGCGATTAGGGAAGATATGTCAATCAATGCATATATACGCCGAAAAGTTTTAGAAAGGAGGTGATAAAGTATGGAGAAACAGCGAAGATATTTTATATGTAGAAAGTGCAAGGCTGTACATTCAAGTTTTACGGTGCCTCCCGAGTGTTGTCCAGGGTCTTGTTATATAGAACTATTCCTACCATCTAAACGCGAAAACGAAGAAACAAAGTAACCAGAAGCAAAACCAAAAAAGCCCGGGATTCTGCCACCGTCCCGGGCTTCCTCTTATCTGTGGACCTCCTTATCTCCTCATCCTTTCTAGGATCTCTTCAAGTTCCGCAGCGTATTTAAGAATGGCTTCCGTTTCTTCCTGGGAGTAAGAGTTACCACCTGAATGTCTTCGATGCGTCAACATATCGTCGGCTGAATCGTAGAAGTCAATTGGGAAATCGGGCGTCTCGGCAACAAGCGACGCTTTTTCTTCTATCATTTCGCTGACAGCCTTCAATTCCGGATACATATCACACAAAATCAGATTATACGCCGGCGCGAGTTTCTCCAGGTCGATATAACCGATCCCGCCGGCTTCCACTTCGAAATATATGCGTCCTTCATTCTTGGCTTTTTCATATGCGTCGCGGTCGATCTCCCGGCGGTCAAGTAGTTCGAGGGTCTCTTTCAGTGGCTCCGGCGTATAGAGACGGAAAATATCATCGTTGTCTTTTAGGTATTCATCTTCAATTTCCATTTCGATTTGTGAGACAAGCTCGTCATCAAAGCATGGATAGTCAGAAAGACTTTCTAGCAGTTCTCTGTTTTCTGTGGTATCAAGCAACCATGCTTTCTCCCAGCCATAACAACCGGTTTCCCGCTGTTCAATAAGGTTGTTTTCTTCCAGGTAGCGTACGTTTGCCCGTTCCACCGCGCATGAGTTGTCATAGTCTCCGAATGATATATAGTCGCAGGATATTAGGCTGACGCCTTCTTCTGTTTTCTCTTCGATTTTCATTTCCTTTACCTCCCAGATCCTTAGTTTAATTGAAACGATAAAGCCAAACAACCAGAACAGCGAAAAATAATAGTAGGGTCATATGGTTTGCACCTCCTGATAGTCCGGGTTTGTTTCCCGCCCTTGTGTAATTTTTATCAGATACGGGCAGTTCTCACGGTAGGTTTTCCGGTTCTCTTTCATTCCCCGGTATGTCGTTTCGAAGCACTCATATTCCCAGCCGTTTCCGTAGTCCACATATATTTTCCAGCCGTAGAGATATTTATTGACTCGTTTCACGGTTTCACCTCCTGATAACAAGTAGAGCAACGTTGACGTTCGTTCCCTGTTCTTTAAAACTCCCAGCAGGTAATACTTCCCAGTGGTCCGCAAGCGGTTGAAGTGCTGCCTGTTGTCGTGGTCCGTTCGCGCAAAGAGCAACAAGCGTTCCACCCGGCTTCAACATCGTTAAAGCGTGTTTAATGTGTTTGATGTCGTCGCCGTTCTGGAACGGCGGGTTCATGATAACACGGTCGAATGAGCGGGACTCGTCAATAATAGTCAAAAAATCGTCACATTGTACGGTTACATTTCCAGCGTCAACGGAATAATATTTAGTGTTGAGCTGAGCGGCTATGGAAGCATTTATCTCATAGGCGAGTACAAAACAACGCGGCGCGGTTTTGAATACCGCGGCAATGAGGTTTCCAGTGCCGGCACTAGGCTCCAGGATGTTCATATCATCGTCAATTTCCGCATATTCCACCATTTTCTCGGCAATCTCCGGCGGTGTCGGAAATAATTGCGGCGCGGATACAACCTGCACACCAGTTTTTAGGCTTTCTTTTATTGCCTCTTTCTTTTCGTTCTTCTCCGGCGGTGCATACGCCGGGCGTTCTCCCAAAACAGGTTCAGGCGGCGCGAGTTTCGGCGCGTCGGGCGATACGTCCGGGTGCGGTGGATCTTTCCGTTTCGCGTCGGTAATAAAAACCGGCGAGTATTCTCGGTCAATGAGCATGTACCGCACTCTATGTGCTCCGACTGTTTCAGTTGCGGCAACGTCGCGAGTCCCTTTATAGTCCTTGTATGTCTTATCCCATTTCTCTTGTGTAATTTCTTTGATGTCGTGTTCCACGATATCGCACATATAAGACATAATGCGCTTGATCCCTACGCGCCCGGGGTAGTTACAAATGGGCGCTTTTGCGGTTACTGCCTTGACAGCGGCGGCCTGTTCTTCTGTAGGCGGTTGGTAGTCTTTGATTTTTTCAATACCTACTTTCGAGACATAACGTGCATTCGTCGTGACACTGTTAATAGCCCCGTTTGCCTTGTTGACTCTGACGACTGTTACCCACTCATTATGGTGAGTCAATACCCGGCCGCCTGGCTTGATGTCCCACTTCTCGGCGGCGAGCCCGCCGGCTTCTTGGAGCATGGCGCGTTCATAGGCGAGCCGGTTATCAATGTGGTTGATCCACTCGACACAGTGGGCGATTATGCGCGGTTTTGATTTCATGGCTATTTCCTGCGCCTGTTCCCAAGTAATTACACTACCGTCAAGGGCGGACCAAATACCCATTTGACCCTCGTACTGCGATGCTGGCGGGTCTCGCGGATAGTCGGCGAGCGGAAAGCAGCGGGAAATATAATCATAGTTCGCGACTTTCAGAGCCTTTTCGAGTGAGTCAACAGCAGTCCAGAGTTTCAAGAATGTTTCCGCTTCGGCCTTCGTTTTCTCCTGTTTCCGCTTGTCGGCTTCAAGGCCTTTGATTCTCCGGTGACGGACGCCGGGAAGCTCTTTATATTTAGCGTGTGCGAGTGCTCCGGCGGCGCGGCGTTCCCAGTATTCGGCGGTTTCCCACATTTTAACAGCGCGTTTCATACCATTTTCAATCCGTTCGGCGTCTTTTCTTGCGCGGCGTTCGGAATGATGGCCTACAAGAACCGGTTGCCCTAGCGGTATATTGTCGGCTATTGCTGCAACTCCGGCGTGTGCTCGTTCGGCGTCGTCGGCGCGTTTCTCGCTATAGTCTTCAAAACGTTCGGCACGTTCTTCGGCACGTTCCACAAGGCTTTTATCTTCGTCGCTGATCTCGTCGGCAAACTGTAAGGCAGTTTCTTCGCGGTGCGGTGTCCAGACAGCGTAAAAACATTCTTGTTTAGGGGCCCAGCCAAACCCGGCGAATTTCAGCACCTGATATTCGTCTTTTGGCAAACGATATGCCGGATAAATCCTGATTTTATCATCCTCTGGTGAGTACGTCGCGGTGTGTTCTTTCATGGCTTTTATTCTCCTTTAGCTTTAAATTTAGTACCCGCAGGCAATCTAGTTAAATGCTTCAGCCCGTCATGGTCCCTCATGTCGTTTATTACCCGCAAAGCATATTCTTCCTTTGATTCCATCGCGCTTTCATTGACATCAAAGGGCGATACACTACCCATCGAAGGGATAAATGGTACTATGCATGTATATTTCATTTCCTCACCTCTCAACCAGCCAAATTAAAAACCCTAACAGCCAAATAAACCCAATGACCTGCAACCATATTTTCATGATTCTACCCTCTTTTTTGCTTCGGCTATCGCATCTTCTACCATATCAGCAAAGTAGTCATCTTTATATGTGGTGTAGAATTCCTCCGGTGTTTCGTAACAGCAAGCACCAAGATATGCCACTCCCAGCTCTACACCGTCTCTCCAGGCAGACACTTTAGCAGAGAACCACGCGTAATCTTCTATTGCTTCATACTGTTCTGTGGTCCATCCACATTCTTTTATGAAGTGTTGCCGCATGGCTATGTCTTCCTCTTCAGCCTCGAAACAGATGATAAAACCGTCTTTTATGAATAAGGGCGTCATGTTCTACACCTCCCCAACTTCGATTTCAAAACTATCGCCGTCCCGCATGAACATATACAGTTCTTTCAGGTTCTCCAGCGGATACCCAGCCAGGCGCTGCAAACTCGGCTGCACGTTCGCCATAAGAAAAATGCCTTGAATCAATTCCTTTCGTGTGAGTGTCTTTTTCATTTCCCAGCTCCTTTCGACCCGTTCCGGATCGCTCCTTGAATTTGATATAAGTATACCCGAAAACGCCGTTTTGTCAAATTCTTTATTCTGGTAGTTCCACTATCGACGCGGCCTCACAGCCTTTTACCGTTAAGCCTAGAAAAATAAGTTATTGACAAATAGATTGAACTACAGTATTCTTTACTCGTGTTTGAGAAACGAGATGAGGGGATATATGGCACCACCAAGAAACGACATATTACGATCCAAAATCAGGCAGCGAAACAAGGAACTGAAGCATCTTTCGCCGAAAGAGAGGTGTACCCTGCTCCGTAAGGAATTCGACCTCGAACCTTGGCGACTGCAGTATTATCTCCGAGAAAAGAACACCGACCGTCGGCGTAAATACTCCGAGCGACTCCTCAAGCAGTTAAGCCTAGACGAAGCCGCGCTTCAACCTAAAGCGAGAGAACTTAACGTCTCCGAGGATGCGCTCCGGGCGGCGGTGCTTCGCTATGTGAAGCGAGCCGTGAAACCGATAGAACCCAAGACCCTCCAGAGCCAAGGGTACTTCACCTGGACCAGCAGAAAAGAGGCGGGAAAGCTCGGGTTCTCGCCGGGTGATGTGTCCGAGGCCAGGCGCTTGTTGAAGCGGCGCTTTGGCCTGAACCTCGGCTATCCGAACCTCTTGGTTCACATTGAGTCCGGACGCTTCTACCCTTGCGCTCTGAAAGAGCAAACCCGCTTGATCGTGGACCCGGTGGATTTCGTTACCCGCTACGCACGAGAGATCGCCGCCGGCTGGCATCATAAGGATGAGGCTCTCGTCGAGGGTCTCAGGAAGGAGTAACACCGTGGCCCGACCAATGAACAAAGAACTGAAAAAGAGCATCCGCGACGCCAAGGCTTCCGGATCATCTATCGATGATATCTGTGAGACTTTTGGTCTCTCGAGAAATACGATTTTCTACCATCTGCGGACCGAAGGCTCCGACGGGCGGATGAAATACAGCGCCGAGCAGCGCCTGGAGCTTGCACGGAAATCGACTGACGAGCTACGCGAGATCGCGGCGAGAAGCAACAGGAGTTTCACCGCCTTGCAGCGGGTAGCCAACCGTGAGCGGAAGAAGCGTCGGGAGGACGCGAAGACCCGGGCGATCCTCGAAGACCGTCTTGATTTTTTCAGTTCAGACGAATTGAAACTCTTCGGCTTCACCACGGTCCACCGCATCGAGGCGGAGAAGGTCTTGGAGACGTATGGCCTCGTCCTGCGGACGCCGAACCACTTGGTGCACCCGAAGAGCGGGAAATGGCAGCCGTTGAGTTTATCCCAACAAGAGGCGTTGCTCCTGGACGCTGAGGACTTCCTGAGAAACTCCGCAGGAGTTTTGAAAACGAGATGGAGGGAGAAATAAGGACACATGACCCCCGCCGACCATGCCGCGGTCTGTAGCGGCAAGAGCCATTTTCTCACCTGGGAGCAGGCCCACGCCGTGAAGAAAAAGCTACAACGCAGTATATCCGTGCGCCCGGGAAGATATTTGAACATTTACCGTTGTCCAGCCTGCGGACAGTTCGTCCTAGGCACCGCCTTCAGGGAAGGAAGGAGGAAGAAACGTGAACTGCACTTGTCCTGAGTTGAAGCTTGCCGAACATCGGATCGAGGGGTATAAGTATGTTCTTCAGGAGGTCTTGAAAGAACTCCCGAGCGACTCCCGGTTGATCGAAACAATAAATAAAGTTCTTGACAAAGAGGATGGAAAAGAGTAAGATAGAATCTCAAAATCGCCGCCGTCAGAGCGCCCTGTTCGAATCGGGATAACGATAAGGGTGAGCGGCCTGACCGCTCGAATCGCTGGTTATCTACCAGCGATGGAATCAACCGGAGGGGATTATGTTCAGTAATGGCAAATGGCATAAAAATGTAACCACTGTTGGCGAAATGGTCCAGGAGTTATCATTGCTGGACCCTGATATTCCAGTTAAAGAAGGTTTCTCCGACAGTGTTGACATTGTAGTTTTTAACCGTGATGGCGATGATATCCAAGTCGGATTTGACGAGGGCGGGGAATGGGGTGAGGACGCAGTTTCTCCCGACGAGGATGAAGACGATTAAGCAGATAACCGCTTGAGCGTCACCGGCTTTGGCCGGTGGACAGCGTTGGTTATATCCGATTGCCATAGAAAGGGAAAATGATGACCAGAAAACGAAGAAAAGTCGGTGAGTGCGAAATATGTGGAGCAGCGGCGAACCTCTGGCGTTGTCCTGAACATTACAAATGTGACGATTGCGGCGCAACAGAAAACCTCTGCAATCGGCGTGATGGGGTCCTCTGCGAGGCTTGCCATCAGAAACGAGTAGAGAGACGTATTGCCGAAAATACTGCACCCGAAACGTTTGACACCCACGAAATCACTTGTCCATGGTGCGGATACGAGTATTCCGATAGTTGGGAGATGAGCGAGGGAGAGCGAGAATGTTCCGACTGTGGGAGGAATTTTGATGTAGAGCGAGAGTGCTACGTCACATACAGCACTTCAAGGATATAACCACAGGTGATGCTGTGATGGATAAGCTCAGGGAAGGCGAGAGCTTCTGTCGGTGGCGATAAAACAAGGGTGTGACTAAGGATACCTGATAAGGTAGCGCGGAAGTATTAACGATGCTTGTGCACCCAAGGAGGTGATCACCTTGCCCCGCCGCTAATCCCGGCACCAAAATCTCCGCCACACAGTACCACCAGCCCGTCATCCCAAGTGACGGGCTTTTCAGGTAGGAGGATTTTATTTTGCATTTGGTGTGCCTTGATTTTGAAACTTACTACGATACAGAGTATTCTCTGTCCAAGATGACGACTGAGGCCTATGTACGCGACGAGAGATTCCTCGCCCATGGTGTTGGGGTCAAGATCGATTCTTCGTCTCCGGTCTGGGTGCCAAGAAGGCTCATCCCCGGCGTGTTCGCCCGGATACCATGGAACGAATGCGCGGTGCTTTGCCAAAACACTATTTTTGACGGGGCAATCCTCTCCTGGCACTACGGGGTGAACCCAAAACTCTGGTTGGATACGATGAGTATGTTCCGGGCACTCCATCCGGAAGAACGCGCTTCTCTTGGTAGTATGTCCAAAGTGCTTGGTATCGGAACAAAAGGTTCCGAGTTGGTAGTAAGCAAAGGGAAGCGCACCCTCAACGAGTACGAGGAAAAGGCACTCTCTGGATACTGCGCCACGAACCGGGATAGTGACATCAACCTCACTCTCCGAGCGTTTAATACCCTGAAGAAGGGTTTTCCTGCGGACGAGATACAATTAATAGACGCGAACATCCGGTTGTTCACCGAGCCGGTTCTGCTCCTCAACGAGCAACTGCTCCAAGAAGCCTATGACGAAGAAGTGGAGGCCAAACGGCTCCTATTGGAAAAGGTCTCTGCGGACAAGGATACCCTGGCGTCGAACGACAAGTTCGCGGCGCTGCTCTGGTCTCTAGGCATCGACCCGCCGAAGAAGATCAGCCCGGCAAAACTGAAGAAGAACCCGGAGATCGAATTGTATCTCGAAGAACCCCCGGTCGGATTGATCCCGAAGCTGAATAAGAAGGCTTTGGCGGAGTACCACGATACAGCGACGCAGCCACACCCCTGTGAAGTGTTTACCTACGCCTTCGGTAAGAGCGACGAGGAATTCAAGAAGCTCGCCGAGTCGGAGAACCCGGATACCGCAGCACTCATTGCCGCCCGGATGGGTACGAAATCAACACTGAAAGAAACCCGGGCGCTCACGTTCTTGAAGATAGCCCGAGCAGGGCGCACCCTCCCGGTACCCTATAATTTTTATGGCGGCCACACTGGTAGGTTCTCCGGGAAGGATTACAATCTCCAGAACCTAACCCGAGGGAGCAAGTTGCGCCTTGCGATCGAAGCCCCTCCCGGTCACGTCTTGGGTGTAGCGGACTTCAACGCTATCGAAGCACGGACCGTTGCCTACCTCGCAGGGCAGACAGATATGGTCGAGGCGTTTCGTCGCGGCGAAGACGTTTACTCTTCCATGGCGACGCAGATTTATGGGCGAAAGATCGACCGGAACAAAGAAGAAGACTTCATCGAGGGCTTCACTGGAAAAGCCGTAATTTTAGGTTGTGGCTACTCGATGTCGTGGCGTAAATTCCAGGCGATGATCCGGATAGGGATGCTCGGGATGAAGGGGTTTTTATTCGACGAGAAGGTAGCTTTCGGCCTCGGGATCAATATTCAGGCGTTCGAGGCGAAGTACCGGAAATCAGTTCTGGAGACGCTCCCCGATGGTATGGACTACGGAACGCACCTCGTACATTGTGCCTGCGCCTGTTCCATCGTGAAGCGTTTCCGTGATCAGTCTTCTAAGGTCGTTGATTTCTGGGGTGACTGCCAGAACGCTCTCGCCGATATGATGGTTGGGAAGTCCCGGACCGTCGGCGCGACTGAGTTGCTTGTTACTGAGAAGAACGCCACCCGGCTACCGAATGGGATGAAGCTCCTGTACCACGACCTCCAGGCTGAACAGAAGGGCCGAAGGCTTGAGTACACCAAACAAGGGAAGAAGTGCCGGGAACGGGTATATGGGGGTCTGTGCGCGGAGAACTATACCCAAGCGGTTGCCCGTATCATCATGACCGATGCCTGGAGGCAGTGCCGCAAGGAAGGCCTGCGGGTGGTCCTCACCACGCACGATGAATTGATCATCTGCAGCCCCGAGGCGAGAGCAGAGAAAGAACATAAGAGGCTCTGCGAAATCATGTCCACTTCGCCTGTGTGGGCGCCTGACCTCCCGATGAGGGCAAAGGGGGGGTACGCAAGGAATTACAGCAAATGACCCACCCCTGCCCGCGCTGCGGGAAAGATGCAACGTCCTTTTATTGCCCCGAGTGCCAGAGGATCTTGAAGCGGGTCTGCTTCAGACCTCGGAAGGCGCCGAAACCTGATTGGAGGGTGATTAGATGAAATACAGCGACAAAGAACTCAACTTCATCGCGGATAGGATCGAAAAGCAGATGTACGAGTTATCTGATTGGGAGCAGGACTTTTTCAACTCGATAAAATCAAAGATCAGATCGGCTGTGCCGTTATCGTCGAAGCAATCCGAGTGTCTGAGCAGAATTTGGGATAAATTAGAGGAGGTTTGAATGATCTACGTTTCAGGAAAATATACCGACGTTTCAAGAGAAGCCGTTAAAAGAAACATTCACGAGGCGGAGCTGGTCGCTCAACAGGTCCTCCTGCTCACCAGGAGAATTCCCCTGATACCGCATAAGCTCACGTCTTTTTGGGACGAGTGGGGGCCTTTGACGGAGTGGTCACACTCAGATTGGATGGAAAAATATTGCCTCCCACTCTTGGATAATTGTTCCGCAATTATCATGGTCCCCGGCTGGGAGTTTTCCAAAGGAGCAAGGATCGAGTTTGAATACGCTGACGAGCGGCATATACCCATTTATTTTTCGGTCGAGGACATTCCTGCGAAGATGGCAGCCGGTGAAGCTCATTTCTGGGAGTTTACACCTGGACCTACAGCATTTTAAAGGAGAAACAATGTTTAGCTACACCTACCCCGAACTGGCTCTCCTGTCGGAGAGCATCACCGACTCTCAAGGCCACACATTCAAACCCCTTGACTTACGGAAGGGTTATGCCTACTTCTGGAGCGACAAAGACGAGCAGCAGCAACCGGTGAGTCTCTGGCTCGCCTGGCAGAAATCCGTCCAGATCGCAAGTAAGAAAGCGAACGTCGTACCACAACGGGTCATGGACTATTTCCAGAAGACCAAAGGGTTGTCGAAACCGCCGGCAAACGAGGTGGTGATTGAAACGACCGCGGTGCAGTCGGCGAAGCCGACGAAACCCCTCTTCGCCACATCCTACTCAGGAATGCAGTTGTTTGAGCAATGCCCTTATCGCTGGAGCCAGGAGAAGTGGTACAAGACCGTACCCTACGAAGAAGGTGAGGCAGCGAAGTGGGGGAACCGGGTGCATCTCGCCTTTGAGAACACGCTGAACAAACGACCGACACCGGAGGACACGAAGATCCTCACCGACCACGGCTGGATGAAGTACGCCAACGCTTTCCTCGCCGCCGAGGCTAAGGCCGAAACAGAAATCTGCTTGACCGAAGACCTGAAGCCGTGCGGCTGGCGAGACTGGAATAAGGTTTGGTTCCGCCTGAAGGCTGACATACTTGTAAAGAAGGAAAGGGTGTTGAAGTACTTCGACATCAAAAGCGGCAAGCGTAAGGAAGATCCGTTCCAAATTGAGACGACGTGGGCTGTTGCCTCGCAACACTACCCCGAAGTCGAAGAGTTCGACGGAAAACTTCTCTTCCTGAAGGAAAAAGAGAACGCTGTCTGGGGCCCCGGCGTTCTCACCCGGGAGGATCTCCCACGTATCTGGGCGAAGATTTATGCGATTACTGATCGCATGAAAGAAGCGGTGAAACATGAGAACTTTCGTATGCAGGCAAACGGACTTTGCCGGCAATATTGCGGTGCGACGATGTGTCCGCACTGCGGGAGGGGTAAATAACATTCTATAAGCTGACGAAGAAACGCACCTAACTTGACGCAAGATGGGGTTGCCTGGAGGTAAAATGGACAGAGAAGACCTTAAATCGCTCACAGAAACCGCAAAACAAGAAAAAGTACGCAAGTTTGAAACCGGAGCAACCAGAGACGCAGGAATGGTGAACGGAGTACCAAAGCTCTCCTACCGAGGCTTCTTCTGCCCGATGGTGTTGAAACGCCGCGCCGAGTACATGAACAAGCACCGCCTGCAGTCTGACGGTACTCTCCGCGACCCGGACAATTGGAAAAAGGGGATGCCTCGGGAAGTCTATGTCGAGTCGCTGATGCGTCATGTGCATGATGTGTGGTCGCTTCACGAAGCCTGTCCGGTCGAAGAAGGTGTGACTCTGGAAGAGTCGATCTGTGCGGCGATGTTCAACCTTGAGGGGATGTTGCATGAGATTTTGAAAGATAAAACCGCCCTACGCGAACTAAATCCCACGACCGGAGAGCTACGCTTCGTCGAAAACCCGAGGACGAAGCAAGTGGAGAAGGTTTTTGTCCCGGACATCGCGCCCTGATGGCCTCCCCAACCCAACCATGGAAGCCGGCTCAGTGCGCTGACTGCGGCAAGCCGATCACGTTCCACGTCTATCTGACAAAGAAAACAGGTCATATGACCGCATTCAGAGCAGTCTGCACGGACTGCTACTGGAAGGAGAAAAAGAAGTGACCCGAGAGTCCTTAGAAACCGTGAAGGAAGAAATAATCAGGCTCCAGAATAAGATCGTTGCCTTTGAGGTGCAAAAGCCTACGTCGTTTTACAACTACCCAAAAGAAACCGGAGCAATCCGGAGAGCGTCGATGGACCTGACGAGAGCACTGGCCGATCTTAGGAGGACATAGTGAGATTCATAAACCAAAGACCCTCATGGACAAAATACTTTCTCGACATTGCGTCGCTCGTAGCGACACGCTCCACCTGCCTGAGAGCCCAGCACGGCTCAGTCCTGGTCCGCGGCAAACAGATCCTCTCCACCGGCTATAACGGCGCACCCTCCGGGGTGCCTCACTGTCTCTCGTGTGAGAGAGCAAAGCAGGGCTGCCTCCCAGGTCAGAGGTACGAACTCTGCAGTTCGGTGCACTCCGAGGCGAACGCCATCGCCCAGGCGGCGAAGCACGGCACAAAGACCGAAGGAGCGTCACTCTACGTCACCGGGCCACCTTGTTGTCTTTGTGCAAGACTCATAATCAACTCTGGGATCAAGGAAGTCGTCTTCCCGCTCTCTGACCGCTACCACTCCGAAGACACCGGAGTTGAGATTCTTCGAAGCGTGGGGGTGGAGGTCCGGAACGGATGAAATGCTGTAGCCACCAGTTCCACAAGACCAAAAACCTGAAACTCTTTTGTGACTCTTTCTACTCCCTGCCGGTGCAGTATTTCCGAGAGCATAAATGTTCTCTATGCGGTGCATCGGACTGGCGGAGAGACAAAATGTATCGGAGAGGAGACCAGTGAAACGCCGAGTGAGAAACGTCATCCGCGATGCTCTGAACGATGTCGTCCACGGTCGAGAGGTAACAACAGTCAAAGAGGTCGAGGAGACCGGTACCACCGTTTTGGTAAAACGGCTCGGCCCTCAGCGGGTTTCCCTCGACCTTATTTTGCGCGGCGATGACCGTGTGGAGGTGTGAGTGGAGTTGGTTGCCGCGAAAGAAGCCGCCCTGTATCTCGGAGTCGCGGAAGGCACTCTCGGACACTGGCGCAACGCCAGCGGTGGGACTCTGAAGTGGGAGTATGACGCCAAGGGGCGACCTCGCTACCGCCGGAGTGAATTGGAGCGTTGGCTGCGCGAAGATAAACCAGGGTACAAAGAACGGGCGAAGGCCGCCCGGAGGAGATTCAGAGGATGACGCCAGAGGGCAAGGTCAAAAACCTAGTAGAGAAGTTCCTCAAAACTAATGGTCTCATAAAGCTCGGGAGCGCCGTAGCCGCAGGTACTACAGGCTTCTACTGGATGCCGGTGCCCTACGGCTACGGCGTTTCCTATCTCGACTTTATCGGCCATTACAAAGGCAGGCTCTTCGGCATCGAGACGAAGGTTCCCAGCAAGAACCCAACCCCAAGGCAACAGCAGATGATCGACGCCACGGAGAAGACAGGTGCCAAAGCCTTCGTCGTCCGCTGCTCCGAGGATCTCCAAGCGCTCCGCGCTTGGTTCAGAGAGGTGGATAAACTTTGACTATTAGCCGCTTCACCACGAACTTACTGCTCACCATCCCGGCACTCCTGGTTGGTGTGTTCTGTGCTGTTATGGCGTTTCTCCAGCCTGTCTGGATTTTATGGTTCGGAGAGGATGAATGACCCCCACACAAATACACAAAGGTCACGCAATATTCCAGACCATCGAACCCGAGAAGTTCCGCGCCATCTTCCCTGCGCTCCGCGAGGCGGAGGTTCAGGGGCGGAGGTTCTGCGCCGTGCCGCATACCCTGGAGAATGCTCGGTTACTACGTAACCTCGGGATCGCGGCGCCTTCGCCTATCCGTTTTGAGTATCGGTGGCCGATTATGCCGGGGCGCACCCCCGGCTGGTGGCAGATCGACACGGCTGAGTTCCTTACTCTCAACCCTCGGGCCTTCGTCTTGTCCGGAATGAGGACCCGGAAAACTTTGAGCACCCTCTGGGCCGCCGACTACCTGATGCGGAAGAAGATCATCAAGCGCTCGCTCGTCGTGGCGCCGCTCTCTACCCTCGAAAGGGTTTGGGGCGACCACCTTTTTATGAACTTTCATCATCGCTCCTTCGCTGTCCTCCACGGCACCGCAGAGAAGCGCCGCCGCCTCCTGGATCAGAAGCACGATTTCTACATCATTAATCACGACGGTCTGGAGATCATTCGACCAGAGTTGGAGAAACGCGACGATATAAACCTGATTATAATTGATGAGGTAGCGGTTTTCCGGAACAGCCGCACGGCTCGGTGGAAGACGATGAAGAAACTTGTGACCGCGGAAAGGTTCTGCTGGGGGCTCACCGGTACTCCTACTCCAAATGATCACTCGGACGCATTTGGCATCTGTAAGCTCATAAAGAGTGAGAACTATAACGGGTCATTCACCCGCTTCAAGAACGATGTACTCATGCAGGTAGGCCCGTTTCGATGGGTGCCGAGGCGTGGTGCGGAGCAGATAGTCGCAAGAGTTCTCAGCCCGTCCATACGGTTCACTCGTGAGGTTGTGACCGACTTACAGCCGCAAATAATTGAACGTCAAGCGGAGCTGTCGCCGCAGCAGAAACACCACATCAACGAACTTATCAAGCAGGCGACCACTGAGATCGGTGGGTCTACTGTAACCGCAGTCAACGCCGCGGTTCTGATCAGTAAGCTGGTCCAGGCATCGCTTGGCGCAATATACTCGGGAGACGGCACGATCGCTCGACTTGACTTCGGCCCACGCATGTCTGTTATCCGAGAAGTAATTGAAGAGAACCTCCCAGGCAAGGTCATTGTGTTCGCCCCTTTTACCTCGGCGATCGATGCTCTGGCGTCTGAACTCAAGAAGAAATGGACAGTAGCCGTCGTAGATGGTAGGACCAGCACCGGGAAGAGGAACGAAGTATTCAGAGATTTCCAAGAGAAGAAAGACCCGCATCTCTTGGTAGCCCACCCAGGGACCATGGCTCACGGCCTCGAATTATCCGCAGCGGATTTAATTTTGTGGGCAGCGCCGTGCAACAGTAATGAGACATATCAACAGGCATGCTGCAGAATTGATGGAGGGGGCCAGAAGAACAAGATAGACATCTGCCATGTATTTGCTACCTCCACCGAGAGGAAGATCTACGATACGTTGAAAAGCAAAGGCAAACTGCAGGATCTGGCACTCGACCTGATAAAAGGAAAGAAATAAAGTTCTTGACACCCTGATCGGGTTGTGTTAAGATGTTTACAACAAATTGAGGAGGTAACGACGAATGAAAATATCAGGAGTCAAAAATTACAGGTACGAGCCTATGCTATTGGGCTTCGCTGATTTCTTCGAAGCCCTCCTGGGAGGAGACCGAGAAGGTCAAGTCGAAACCGCACAGGCAACAGCGACCGCCGCACTCGAAGCTCTTGGAAGACTCTGCGAGATTCTCACCGAGAAAGGCTTGCTCAACAAGGACGACATTGTGAGGATCGTTGGCAGAGAGTGGGAGTCCGGCGAATATGAAATAATTAAAGGAGCCCCTAAATGACCCAGCAACTACTCCCGACCGCAGAGTCGGTGATCGAGAAGTACCTGGAAGACCGGGAGAAGATCAAAGAGCTGAAGATCAAGGCGAAGCTCGAAGTCGAGAAGATCGAAGCCTTTCAGCGAAAGAGGGAAGACTTCCTCCTGAAGATGGACGACATCTCGATCTTTGAGTTCATGACCGACCTCTTCGTCAACGGTCGCGACGGCAAGGCCGCCAAGGAGAAAGAGAAGCAGGACATCGGACTCCGCCAGGATCTCATCGAGTCGTGGCTCCTGAAGATGCTGAAGAAAGTCGGCAAGGGCATCAGGACGGACGCTGGCACCGTCTATACGACAGTCAAAGAAAGTGTCTCGGTCGAGTCTTGGGATGCGTTCCTGGATGCGGAGATTCTCGCTCCGCTCGCAAAAGCAGTCTTCAACTACTTCTCGGAAGAGACCAACTTCGCTGCAAAGGATGTGGATCTGTTTGTTCCTGAGATCGAACGAATAGTTCGAGAGTCCGCCCACTTCGAGTACCTGAATCACGCGGTTAATAAAACCGCGGTCCTGGAGTGCCTTGGAGAGAAAGACGAAAAAACCGGCGCAAGGCCGAACCCGCCGCCGGCTGGCGTGAAATACACCGCGATTGCTGCGGTCGGTGTGAGGAAGGGTAAATGATAATAACAACGACCAAGTTCCAAGTAGTCTGCTTGGAGTGTGGGTCACAAGATGTAGAGCTGACCTGCCAAAGTTACTTAGATGATGAATATGAATTGATGTGTACTTGCTGCAACAGCTACGACGCTATTTTCAACCAAGGGTCCTAGACCCTAACCACAAGGAGAAGAAAACCTATGTCTACAAGCAACGCACTCGCATTACCGAACGAAGTACCGAAGTACCTGGCTCAATACCTGGGCGCCGATGGCGTTAAGAAGCTCATCGCTGAAGCGGTCGGTGGCATCTCTACCGGAAGCATACCCACCATCGTCGCCAGCACCGGGAGTTTCACCAAGAAGGTCTCTGGTGAAGAAACGGTTATCGTATTCCCTGAGATGCTCAAAGGCGAGCCGCACCCGGCTGCCGGCCAAACTGTGTCACAGCTCTCCGTGGTCGTCCTCCGGGCAAAAGAGACTCTTGACAAGGCTTGGTACGCCGCAGCTTACTCCCCTGGACAGGAACCGCAGTCTCCCGACTGCTGGTCGGACGACGGCGCTCGGCCCGATCCCTCCTGCACCTCGCCGCAGAACACCGCCTGCGCTGGCTGCCCCCAAAACGCTTTCGGCTCTGGTACTGACGCAGCGGGAAATCCCGGTAAGGGCAAAGCCTGCTCCGACCGGAAGCGCCTGGCGATCTTCGCCGACAACGACGTGTGGAAATTCACCGTGCCCCCGGCATCCCTTCAGGCGTGGGTCGCCTACTGCAAGCAGCTCGGCTCCTACGGTCTTGCTCCGCAGTTCGTCATCACCAAGATCGGCTTTGATCCTGAGAGCAAGTTCAAACTGACCTTCACCTTCGGCGGCGTGTTGGGCGAGGCCCAGATCGCAAAGCTCCTGGAGATCGGCAAGTCCCAGGAAGTCGAAGACATCCTTGCTGGGAATGTAGCCGCCGCACCTGCGTCTGCTCCGCAGGGCGATGATAAGAAGGCCCTCGAAGCGTCTAAAGCCGCTGAAGCAGCAGCCGAAGCCGCTAAGGCCGAAGAAAAGAAAAAGGCCGATGCTGCCAAGAAGGAAGCAGCGAAAGCCGCCAAGGCGAAGAAGGACGCAGAAGAAGCAGCAGCGAAAGCTGCGGCAGCCGACGACACCGGACTCGATCTCGGTCTGGACCTCGGTGAGGGAGAAGCCTCACCTGCCCTTGAACCGGAAGTGGTAGCCAATGACGAAGGCCCGGCGATCGACGACGTGATCGCGGAACTCGGTCTCTAGGAAAAACGCTAGGGGGAGGGTATCACCTCCCCCGAAGGAAATTTATGAGTACTACATTCATTGATCTCACAGGAAGGACCTTTGGGAACTTGACTGCAGTCGGCTACGAGAAGACAAGAAATGAAAAAGGCCGAAATCGAGGTAAGTGGACCTGCGGGTGTACGTGTGGAGGTTTTCGTAAAGTATCTAGCCAACGTCTCCGCAGCGGACATACAACTCACTGTGGCTGTAAATACCCTAGAACTATCGCTAAAGTTTCTGTCAGCCGCAACTCTGCTGAATATCGGACTTGGGTGCAAATACGACAGAGGTGCTACAACAAAAAACATAAAAACTACCTGCAATACGGCGGTCGAGGAATTATCGTTTGTGCTCGTTGGCACGAATTTAAAAATTTCTACGAAGACATGGGGCCGAGACCTGCCGGACTGACTATCGACAGGATAGAGTCTAATGGTAACTACGAGCCAGGTAACTGTCGTTGGGCTGACATGACAACACAGAATAACAACTCTAGCAACTGCCGATGGATAACATTTAACGGAGAAACATTGACCCTGACAGGGTGGGCGAACCGATTAGGTATAGGGTTGGCGTCACTCACAGAAAGGATACAAAGATGGACGCTGGAAAAAGCATTAACAACACCAAGAAAAGGGTAGCCGTTCTCTGGCATCAGGACCAAGATGGGTTCGGCGCCGCCTATGCTGCTTGGAGCGCCCTGCGCGACCACCACGAACTACTCTTTATCCCGGTTCAGTACAGCCAGGAGCCACCTTTGGAGGAACTCAGGGGCTTTGCCCCTGATAAAGTCTACATCGTGGATTTCAGCTACAAGGCTCCGGTCCTTATAGAACTGAGTTCCGAGTTTCCGAACTTGGTCGTGATCGACCACCACAAGACCGCGGAGAAGGAACTCGAAGCGTGGTGTGACTTCGGCCGGCCTGTTGAATATTCGTTCGATGCGGACTATTCTGGAGCGGTCTTAACCTGGATGTACCTTTTCCCCGAAGACACCGAATCCCCGACAATCCTCCAATACGTCCAGGATAGAGACCTCTGGAAGTTCGAATTGCCAGATTCCAAAGCAGTCAACGCCTATATCGCAACGCTCCCTTGGGACTTCGAGGTCTGGGATAACTTCAAGCTCGAAGAAGCCTTGCTCGTCGGCGGTGCGCTCGTTGCTCACCAGAAGAAACAGATCGCAGGGCGGTTGCGGGATGTGAGGATGATAAGCTGGGGTAAGTACGAACAGTTCGGGGCTACAGCGGAGGTACTGTTTCGGGATCATGGTTTGTGGGATGACCAAGAGCTGTTTGAAATACCCATCGTCAACGCCTCGGAGAACATCAGCGAATTGGGCGAGGCGATGTGCGAAGCCTATCCGGATGCACCGTTCTCGGTTTCCTACTGCGACCGGAAAGATGGAAAGCGCAGTTACTCCCTGCGGTCGAGAAACGGTTTCGACGTGAGCGAGGTCGCGAAGGTGTTCGGAGGCGGAGGACATTTTTCGGCGTCAGGCTTCGCATTGGCTGCCCCAGAAAGCATCTAAACCGATTACCCTCCCGGAGCCAGGGTGACTATATTTTGTGGACAAAAACTAAAATTCCAAAGTCAAAACCGCGAGAGCGGCGCCCGCCTGGCTGGGCAGAAAAAGGAAAAATCCTCCAACCGGGAGGGATATTTTCCAGAGAGGCACCTCCATGGATGAAGAATTCGAAAAACTGAGAGCCGACCTGAAGAAGTACCGCGAGGCGGTACAGGAATTACAGGAAGAAGTGGACAAACTATACGCCGACCGCGATGGGTTGCTGTTCGCTGTCGCGAAATTGCGGAGGGAGTTACAGAATGAACGAAAGACCGATAGCAACATTTGAAGACCTCTTGAAACTCGGCTACAGCCGAAAGCAGCTTGGAGTCAACAACAAGTACCACCGACCTGTTAAAAGGACGGTACAACTAGGGTATAAAGAGATTGGAAATAATCTCATCGAGGCCAGCGACGGCACACGCTACGCCCGTCTGGAAGGCGGAACACTGGTCTCCCTGCGGGAGAAATTGTCGAAAGCGGAGAAGAAACAACAGAAGAAACGGAGAACAAACCCATGACCACAAAACCATTCGAATTCAAAAACTTCGCCGCGCTGCTCGACCGAGCGGACATCACCGCCGCCGAGGCCGCAGACATCTTCAAAACGACCAAACCGACCATCTACAGTTGGCGAAGTGGCACCACCCCCGCCAATCAGGTCATGCGGGAGTACACCGAGCGCGTCGTGACGGTGATAGCGAAAGCGATCTCCTCTGGCGACCTACCATTGAAGGGTGTCGAGAAAGAAAACCGCCTGTCAGCGATCGCCGAGGCGATCCGCAAGAATTCGGGGAGGTGACACATAAACTGTGTCACCGAAATCCCTTGACAACAACTTATTTTTATGACTAAGTAGGAACCCTACCCCCTACCTTTTCACCTTTTATTTTTTGTTCTGCCCAGGAGGCGTCGTGGATATTGCAGACCTGATCCCACGCAGCGGGTATTATTGCGCTGCGCGGTTGCTTTCTTCGGGAGGTTTCTCCCATAATTTCTTCGATACCCCAGACGCCCTCAAAACCTATATCATTAATATGGATGCCGCTGGACATACTATGTATGTCGCTCAAGCGACGTTCGATAAAGTCAAAGTTCAATCTGCTATCGCAGATAACGCCGCCCTCCCCAAAGGCTCTCCGAAGAGCGACTTCAAAGGCCGCCGGACGCAGGACAATGCTACGCTTCTGCGAAGCTTTTTTCTTGACATAGACTGTGGTCAGGAGAAGTTCGACAAGACCCCGACGAAAGCGTACCGCTCTCAGGCAGAAGCCGCCAAGGATCTGAAACGTTTCTGCGACGAAACGAAACTCCCCTTCCCCACCCTCGTGAATTCGGGTAATGGCTTGTATGCACATTGGGTTCTTGTCGATGACGTGGACACCTCTCGTTGGCGTGTTGTCGCTCAGACTTTGAGAAACGTCTGCCAGGCGTATGAACTCCGCATCGACCCGCCACGTACCTGTGACACTGCCTCGGTACTTCGACCGGTCGGCACGACCAACCGCAAGAATGGTTCGGTGAAACCCGTTAGAGTGCTCCACAAGGCACCACCGGTCTCGCTGGTCGAGATGGCGGAGCTGCTTACCGCCGCCGGGAAGAAAAAGAAGCTCAAACTCGAGCACCACCTCCTGCCGGCGAAGTACGAAGGTCTCCTGAACGAATTCACTGCCGGGATCGAAGGCCCACCATCCTCGCTTCTCCTGGTTGCCGAGCGTTGCCCGCAGGTACGAGCGGTCAGGGACAGTCAGGGTGACGTGGACGAGCCGCTCTGGTATGGCTTTATCGGTATGGCGCGGTACACGATCGAGGGGATGGAGCGTCAACTCATCCACGAGTGGAGCCAGGGTCACGACGACTATTCCGTCGAAGCGACAGAGCGCAAGATCGAGCAACACATCGCCTCCGGCGTCGGCCCCACCACCTGCACCAAATTCGCTGCGGATAACCCTTCCGGCTGTATCGCCTGCCCGCACAACGGCAAGATCAAGAGCCCGATCACCTTGGGCCGCCCGGAGCCGGAGAGCATCGAGATTCCGGAAGAGCAGCAACCGCCGCCGATGGGTTTTACCCGTTCGCACGACGGGATTTATCACACAGAATCAGAGGGCGAGCAACCGCAGCGGGTTTACGACTACGACCTCTATCCGGTGCGCCTTGCCTTTGACCAATCCCTCGGCTACGAGACTGTGACCTTTCGGCACAACTCGTTTCGCTCCCGGGAATACACAGAGTTCACCGTCCGCGCCTCCACCATCAACGACCAGAAACAATTCCTCATTACCCTGCACGACAACCACGTCCAGATTGTCGGCGCATCGAGAAAGAAGCACATGATGAGTTATTTGGATTCCTACATGGCTGAACTCCGCGCCCGCCGCGACCTCGCCTCGCTCTGCACCCAGATGGGTTGGCGAGAGAAGAACGGCGAGAAGCTCTTCGTCTGCGGCGAGACGATCCTGCAGAAAGGGAAAGACCCTCAGACCGCAGGTTTCGCCCGGAACATCCCGCAGGTCGCTCGCTCCTTCACCCAGAAGGGTGATCTCCAGAAGTGGGTTGCCGCAACGCAGTACCTCGATACTCCCGGCATGGAGCCGTTCGCCTTCGCTTTTCTAGCCGGTGCCTTCGGCTCCCCCTTGTTACATTTCACCGGTTTCGCCGGTGCGATGGTGGCGATGATCGGCTCTTCCGGCGCAGGCAAGACCCTAATCGGCGAGTGGGCGCTCTCCGCCTATGGAGACTCGACGCAATTGAAACTGCAAGAGGCCGATACAAGAAACAGCCTTGTGGCAAGGCTAGGCATCTATGGTTCAATGCCTGCCTACCTGGACGAGTTATCGAACATCGAGCCGCAAGACTTGTCCGATATTTTATACCGGGTAACGCAGGGCAGGGATAAAGTCAGGCTGCAGCGTACCGGCGTCGAAAGAGATGTTCTGAATCACTGGCAGTTGATCGCCGTCGCCTCGTCCAACCACTCCCTCGTGGACAAACTCGCAATATTAAAGTCCAATGCCTCGGCGGAGATCAATAGAATTTTGGAGGTCTACACACATCCGGTTGACACGTTCTTGCAGAACGCTACACCTATTTATAGAATTTTCTCCGAGAACCACGGGGTAGCTGGACCAAGATACTTGCAGTATCTTGTTGACAAACAAGATGGCCACCGCGCCGCGATGGACAAGATCGTAAACGATCTAAATAAGAGAACGAAAGCCAAGAGCGACGAGCGGTACTGGTCAGCGGTCGCCGGTGCCTCCATCTACGGCGGGCTGATCGCCAAGCAGTTAGGTCTGATCAAGTTCGACGTGAAGAGGATTTACGAGTGGTTGTCTTCGACGATAACCGAGTCAAGGAGCGTGAAGCAGGACCTCACCGCCTCCGGTGTTGACCTGATCGGTCAGTTCTTGGACGACCGCATCATGAACGCCTTGTTTACCTCTGGGAATGAAGGGAAGCAGTTGGTCAGCATCCTGCGAGAACCTCGCGGGGCGATCGAGTATCGCATCGACATTGACACCCACCGCCTTTACATCGACCGGACGAAGCTCCGGGCCTGGTTGAATAAGAACTACGGCTCCTACAGCGACCTGAAGGACGAGCTGACGCAGAAGCGGGCCTTGGTGTCCACAGATACCAGAAAAGTCCTGGGAGGTAATACGTACTTGGGCGGAACACAAGTGCCGTGTTGGGTGATTGATCTTAAAACTCCGGTGCTTGGCCGGCAGATCATGGGGATTGTGAAACGGGAAACTGAAAACTTAAAGGAGGCCGCACAGTGAACACCTACGAACTCAGTATCACCAGAACTTCGCACGAAGTAACGACGCTCCAGGCTGAAAGCCCTGAAGCTGCCAAGCTCGCCTGTGAGCGACACCACTCCCCCGACTCGATTGAGATCCACGGGGTGCAGGAGGTTGAGGCCCCTCCGGAGCAAGAGTACCCCGACGACATGCTTCTGGAGGAGCATAGCTGCTCAGACTGCCGCTATGACGAAACCCCGGACATCGAGACGTACTTCCTCGGATGCTCGCACCCGGAGAACACCGGTGCGGATGCCGACTTCTGGACAGACCCGGCGAAGTCAGACTGCTTCGCCCACAAACTGCCGATCATCGGCCCCGGCGATCTCGTTATCGAGACAACAGAATCCTGCGCCTCTTGCGGCGGGGTGATGCTGAAAAGCGGCGAGAACGAATGGTGCTCGGTTTGTGCGAAGCTGATCCCTCTATAAACCCGCCGCCTAAAGCGGAGTAATAAACAAAAGGAGAAAGATTATGTTGATGAGAGCAAAGATGAAGGTGTCCAAGGTGACAGCGACAGAGTACGGCGAAACACTCGAAGCAGCTCCGGTATGTGGAGACTTCGGACCTAATGGAGAGAGTGAAGATAATACCTACGCACGGTTCACACCCTCAGGATCATTGACGCTGACAGTGAACAACCCTGATCTCCTCGGGAAGATCAAACCAGGCCAGACGTTCTACGTCGATTTTACTTTGGTTGTCTAGTTAAAAACCCCACCCCTAAACCCCTCGTAGTACGCCCACCAACTCTTCGAGCGGTGCAACGCCGCTCGCTTCTTTATACCTCCTGATACACCTGCTCATAGAAACTCGCTCCGACGACGATCCCGGTGTTATCAGCGTCCGGGGTGAACTTGAGAATATAGTCCTCGTTCTGCTTCAACATCAACTCATCCTCCCTGCCGGAAGACCCTGAGTTCCTCGTCAAACCCACGCCGTTCGTACCGGTACGGTCGCTCCATAAAAGAGTGCCGTCAGCGGAGACGGTCGTATCCTGAAAGGCGGTAACGGATGGCGTCCCCGCAGAGTTGCGGTTGTTGAATATCGTCACCGCGGTACCCGCCCCGGTGAGCGTCGGGTTTTCAAAAAACTCCCAGAGTCCTGCGCCGGTTGAAGTATAGCGGAGGAGCAGGTGCGCCCATGCTGTCGTGTTCGGCGTCGTAATTCGGATATATTTCGGTGCAAGGGTGTCCACGTCGGTATCGGAGACGGTGGAGAAAAAGTGCTCGCCCTTATGGATTTTGTGGTGCGAGAACGAGATCTCCACCAAGGAGTGCGACCCCTGATCGAGAATCGCCTCTTTCGACGTCGCCTCCCCGGTACTACCCATAATCCGAACTGCGTCGGTCTCCACGGCGAGGGTACCGGTCTTTCCGGTCACGACCTCCTGTTGGTATTGATAACCATTGGCGTCTCTTGGTATCAGCGTCATTTGTCACTCCTCTGGAGTCCGTACTGCTCCTCAATAATCAGTTCTTTCTTCGACTTCTTGCCGCCGGCGCGGTTCTGTAGCGCACGTTTCGTCGCCGTCGCCAGCTCCTTGTAGGAGATTTTCAACCTCGGCTGCGAAGTACCCCAAGAACTGATCTTCTCTACTGCTTCTTCCTTCGCCTCGTAGTCGTTCTCGGCAACGGCGTTCGCATAATCTTTGAGGAGCCTCGACCGGCGCTGCGTCAGCGTTGTCGAAAGATTCGACAGTTCTCTCGCCTCTTCTCTCGCCAGAGAGACATCGATCGGGTTGATCCCGGTCAGCATCAGGGCGACGGAGTACATATTCACATCTTCCGGCTGCAGGAGCCTCTTCCCGGAGGCCGTCGTCACGCCGTTCTCGGTCACGTCGTAGGCCTTGAACAAATCCTTAATAACCTTTGGCGAGCTGTACTGCATCGCCTTGCCGTACTCGCCGTTGGCGAGAGCGTCCTGCGCCTTTGCCATATCTCCCACGATCGACCACGACGGCCCGAGCAAGCGGTTGGCGTACCACGACGTTCTCTGCGAAGCGGTCATCCCCGGAGGCGGGTCGCCCTGAATCATATCGGCCATACCACCCATACCAATTCTTCGTGATATGTCCATACCGAAGGCCGCCGGCAGACCTTTTTCTATTACCGTGGCCGCACCGTCACCGATGGAGGCGTGGAGAGCAGCGGAGAAATCCCGCTCCAGATCCCAGGGGTCGTCCGGGTCTTCGAACATCCAGGAGATCGCACTCATCAGGAGCGAGGTGAAGGAGTTGGAGAAGAGCATCGTGATCGGCGTCCCGGCGGCCCCGGCCAACATGAAGGCGATACCGGTAGAAAAGGCGAACTCCCTTCGCGCCTGTCTTTTTGCATCCTTCGCTTCTTGAATCAGCTTCTCATCGCCGTTCGCATCTACGATCGCTCGGTCGTACTCCTTCCCGATCGCGTCCTTCATCATCTGAAAGACTTTCCCAATGGTGTGCATCCGGAAGAATTGGAATTGCAGGAGCAGACGACCAGCGTTGCCTCGGGCGATCTTCGGACGATTCTCAGGGGAGAAATCGTACAATGTATCCCTAATTACCGTCTTAATTGTGTAGTCCATCGCCCCGATGAAGTCGCCATCATAGGCAAGGTCAAAGGACGAGATCGCCGCCGCTTTTCTAGAACCGGTCTCCGACTTCCTCATGAAGAACCCGGACTTCTCCACCAGCTTGTTGAGCAGGGTATCGGCACCGTCAGCCCCGACGATCTGGTCGTGCAGGTCGTGAGAGCGGGACAACTCGGTCCCTCCGTGGAGGGCCGCAACGCGCAGGACGAGCATCTTCTTACCAGTCGCATCAAGCGGCTCATAAAGCTGCTTCAGCAAGACGTTGATCGCTGCCTTCTCTTCACTGGTCTCTTTGGTCAGACGCGCTTTCAGCGCGGTCAACTCATTCCTGTTTTTCACTTCAAGGCTCTTGAGTTCCGCCGCGCTTGCTCCTCGGACTTTCTCACCATCGAAGTTTTTAGTAGACGTGCGCTCCGCCGCTTCCATCTGGTGACGCATCTCGGTATCCACGGCGCGGAAGCGTTCGATTAACGCAACGACCTTCTCCCCGACCTTATTGTTCTCCTGGTTCCACTGATCGACTTTCTCGTCGGAATACTTGCTGGCCATGTACTCCTTGGCCGCCTTGAAGTAGGCGCCCGACGCCCTGGAGAAACCAAACCGCGCCGCCAGTTTCGGGATGGTGAAGATCAACGGCTGCGACCACTGCACCGCCCAGACCGAAGGGGAAGAGAGCATCTGCATGAAGGTGATCTTTTGCAGGGTCTGCACCGCAGGGTGAATAACCTCCTGCATCCGGTGCTGGTCGGTATATTCGAGGCTCTGCACTAGAGCGAGCATCATGTTGATATCGTGGACCTCGGGGTTCTTGCCGGGAGCCTGCAGTTCGCGAATGATGTTGTGCATCTCACGGTACTTGTCAGCGATCCTCCAGCCGTAGCGAGCCTTGGCGACGCTCTGCGCCTCTTTCCGGATATAACTGCCATAGGCCTTGATAATATCGGTGTCGAAACCGGCGATGCCTTTCCTTTGCAGCTTGTTCCCTTCGCCCGAGTTCGGCGAGAGGGTGTCCACCCAGAGGCGTTTCAGATCCTGAACGAAGTTCTCATAGGCTTCGCCTTCCAGACCCCGCTCCTTCGCCTTTTCCTCGATCGAGGAAACGAAGCCTGCGGGCACGTTCGTGTAATTGCGTCCGAGAATCTCCGCCTCGCGATCGAACTCGGTGTGCAGACCCTTCGCCCGTTGGTCTTCTATGAAGACCAGGGCCTTCTTCTCGGAGTCGAACATCCGCGCTTCCAGTTCCTCACCCTTACCCTCTTCCCAGACCCTGACCATGAACTTGCCGTCACGCATCAGCGGCATGTAGAGTCCTCGGAGCACCTTGGCGAACTGCGCTTCAATCCTCTCCGCTTCCTTCTCATACCCTTCGGTGTCTTCGCCGTAGGCGTACTTCAGACCGTCGAGGAGCGCTTCTTTGTGCGCGGTGCGGAGGGCTTTCATGTGGTCAACGAGGGTTTTCACCGTGTCCTTCTGCGGCTGGGTCAGCTTCGCCCATGCTGCGGAGAGGTCTTTCTTCGCTTCTACGAGATCCTTGGCCGAGGCAAACTCGGAGTTCCCGGTTGGGGTCCATGACTCGTCGAGCCACTGAGAGGCGAGCGGAGCGAGAGGGTCAAGCTGATACAACGTCGCTTTCCACACCGCGTTTTCGATATTTCTAAGTTCCTCATCGGTCTTGGCTGACGCCAAGAAAGCATCAGCGTGAACACTGCCGTCATTCATCTGCGCTTGTGGGTACCGCGACTTCTGCGTCTTCAGGTCTTCAAGGTCGATCAACGAGCGACGGAGCGGCTTCGACCAGGGGGAGGACACGGCGAGCCTGATCATCCGGTCCACTGGGTAGACGAAATTGACAAAGGCCGTGCCGACATTCTCCAGCCAGCGCTTCAGGTCGCTCGGCGTCGAAGAGGCTTTGCCGAGGTTATCGACAAATTCCCGCGCTTTCGCCGGGATACCCGCGCTCCGATTAAACCGCGCCGTGATCTGCACGTCTTCCTCGTTGAAGATGACGTAATTGAAAGTCTGGTCTTTACCTAGTTCCGCTACGGCAGTGCGTAGCGCATCGCTTGCGTCGTAGTTATCGAGATTCTTCCCGAGGGCTGCGCTGATTGCCTGCGCCGGGTAGTCGAAGCCAAGCCAGTCATCGGCGTCAAGTGCCTTCAAGAATGTTTCCTGCTCCGCTGAGAACTTCCCGGTGCCGATTAAGTCCGTTACGTCTTCAAAAGTCGCGTCTTCCGGCAGTTCGTCGAGGAACGCCTGCTTGATTTCACGCATCGGACGATGCCGGCTCGACCCGTCTAGATACTTGATACCCCGGATGCCGAGGGAGTGGAGGTAGTCGGAGGCGGCGCGGTCGGAACCATATTCATGCGTCATTTGTTCGTATATGGTTTTACCTGTGCTGGATTTCTTTAAGCCGTATGGCTCCAATGCTTTGTCAGCATTTAAGAGTTGTGTTTTGAGGCCCTGCCCCCGACCGTCAAACCAATTATTTATAAAAGTGTTGCGTTCGATACCTCTTGGTAACTTACTCGCAGCAGCCTCCATCGTGGACATTTCTTCTTGATATTGCGTTTTTAATCTAGCCGCAATATCTCGTAGTTCTTTTGCAGCATCGCCCATACCTATGCTATCCAGCGCCTCCTTCACCTTCTCGCTCTGCTCAGAGAGCGGCTTATCCCAGAGAAGGTATTCGTCTTCCTTCGGCGCGAGTTCGACTTTGTAGAGCCTGCCATTGGAGGGAAGCAGTGTAATCGCATCGTTTATCCGTTTAAAATCATCTCCCAAAAGATTGGCCACTTTCATTGACGGCTGACTTGACGCCAAATCCGATACAATATGTCCTACTGCAAGTGGTCCTGTTCCATGAAAACTGTCTTTTGTAAGTGCTTTTTCTATAAGAGCATACACCTCTGGGTCGTGCGCTCTTAAAATTTCGGCATGGTCGGTCAATTTTGTGCGTGAGGCTGCTACTGCTTTGCGGTAATACTCCGCAACCTCTTTATTCTCCGCAAAATAAAGCCCGTATCCATAAGCCTGAGCACCTTCGCCCGTACCGATCTTCTCCGTGGAGAATTTGTCCACATCATGCGGTGTACCATGCCACGCGGCGGCGAAGCGAGGGTCGCCTTCAGCAGCTTTTCGGGCGTACTTGGCGAAGACCTTCGCGACTACTTCCTCGGCGCGGTTCACGTCTTTCAACACGACCTCGGAAACCTGCATCGCTTCGAGGTCGCGACTGGTCTGACTGAAGAAATCTTTTATCCTCTGAATGATCCGCGCGAACAGCGACGGTTCTTTCTGCGCCATCTTCTCCCAGAAGGACGGCTTCATGAAGTTGGAGCCTACGATGTTGCCGAGGTACTCGTCGAAGATCTGGCTCTCGTTGTTCTTGTCGTACCTACCGCTCTTGATAAGCGCGGAGTATTGGGCGTAGACGCCTTCACGCGAGATGCTCGCTATGTAGTTCTTGAACTCCTTGTAGGTTGCTGGATCGTCTCGCTCCAGAGTATGAGTGAGTTCGTGACCGAGGAGTGCAAGATGGGGGAGTGATGCATTCTCGGCAAGGTAGATGTTTTCGTTGTCTGAAGTGATGAAACCTGCGGGTAGCTTGAGGCCAGGCGCTGTCTTATAGAGCCGGATTGTCTTTCTGAAAAGATTTGCGAGAGCCAGAAGTTCGGGAGGTGTTCGAACAAAGGTAATATCCTCTGGTCTAACTTCTTCACCAAACGTCCCTTTGAAGTCTTTGACAATACGTTTCTTTGCCTCTTCGTCACCGTTCACCATCCTCTCTTGTTCATTCTCTGTGAACATCACCTCACCCGCCCGAGCGACGAGCGCACGTAACTCCGTATCGCTGATCTTCAGGCTCAACCCGACGCTCCGCAGCCACGCCTTCAGACGGGCGATGAACTTATCAAGAAGCGGAGATTTCCCCTCGCCCTTGGCGAGTTCGACGATATATTCCTCAGTCGCTTCGAGCTTACCCTCTTTGGTCTTGTAGTCGATACCTTTGGAGTTCGCGAACTCCCTGATCTTCGCCCCCTGGTCCGACCAGGCGACACCGAGGAAATTATCGAAGGCGCGGCCCATGAGAACCCGGAGACCGGCGTGACGGATTTCGTGCTTGAAAAGCACCTCATGTGCTTCCTCAACGGAGTTGAGGTTCTCAGCTACCAGATAAATCTTCCCGTCATGGAAAACGCCGTTAAAGGCGAAGCCGGGGTCTTCGAGTCCGGGGATCTGCGAGGCGGAGTCCACGACGACAACCGGGATTTTGAGTTTCGGGGTGATCGCTTTCAGCGACTTTTCGATGTCGGCTTTGGCGACTCCGGTTCCACCTTCCTTGTTAAACCTCAACCCCTTCGCATAGGCGTAATCGACCGAATCGACGACCTTGGGGTTCTTCAGGTACTTCAGAGTTTCAGGGTCATTGGTTTTCAACCAGGCACCAACCCTGTTAAGGGTTTGAAAGCCACCCTCCGGTGTCATGAAGCCCTGCTCTGCCTGACCTTTGGCATACTCAGTTTTGACGCCGTGGCGTTCGGCGAGGTCAACGTGCGCTTCGCCGGGAAGACCTGTAAGGGTACGACCTCCGACCACTAGAGCGGGTTTCAGGACTTTTAATTCTTTTATGTCGGCGTCTGAGAGGCGGGAGAAGCGGGTGTCGTCCCGGAGAAGGTCGCGGACGTATAATGCGATTCTGGCCTTCTTTATCGCGTTGACATTCCTGTCTACTATCTGCTGCTTTCTTTCTGGCGACATGCGGTCTCGGATAGGCCGAGCGTTTACTTCTTGCATCCTCGCAAGCTCTTTTTCAACATCAGCGTTCAGACCGTACCTGCGGTCAATCTCTGCCCACGTTGCCGCCGGGATCGCTGTTAATTCGTCATCAGTAATTGTCTCGGCCATAGCAACAAGGCGGTTGTCACCTTTGGCGTTTATGACATTCTTCATCGCGCCGATGATGCTTTTGGGTAGACCGCGCTGCGCCAAATCAATAACACGGGAGAAACGGGTAGTCACCCGTGACTTCGACCCAGGGGTGACGCTCTTACCCTCGGCAACTACGGTCATGCGACCCTGTGGGTCTCTCTGCATCACCATCTCATGCGCTGCGGGTGCATAGTCAACGGCGTCTACGCCGCTTATCGGTCGGCCTTTCCCGGTGCGCACGTCCACGACGTAGCGGGGGTTCTCGGTTTTCGCTCTGCTCAAAGCCTCCAAGGAGGCGGCGGATTCTCCACTTGCGTTATTCTCAGTCCTTGAGAATCGGGATTCCGACCCTTTGAAGCTCAACCCGGTCGTCTTGGCGACAACCTGCAACGCCTTCATCCGCGCTTCCGGGGTCTCGGCCTCGGTGATGTCAAAGGTTCCGTCAGGGAGGATTTCCGCAGTTGCAATAACATTCGGACGACCACGGGAGTCTTTACCCAACCAAGTCAGAGTGTCGCCGTCTCGTCGTACCGCCTGTTGATTGCCGGTGCCTTCGACATAGTTGTACTTTCCGTCTTCGATTACATTGGATGCTCGCACTGCGGGCAACTCTCCGCTTGTCGATCCATCCACATCCTGCACCAGGGGCATCTCTTTGGGGCGGGTCGCGGTTTCAGCGAGACCGGGTGTGGTTTCTCCAACGCCTCCAACCTCGATACTTCTCGGCGGTTCGACTGTGGTTTCGGCATCTGTTACTCCTTCCTCCGGAAGAAAATATCCCTGCTCCCGTGCGAAGTCCATCTGACCTGCAGGGACAGTCTCAATCTCACCGGTCTCCGGGTTCACCATCTGGAAGTCGCCGGTTGTTTCTGGCGTGGTGATATTCTCGAGAATCTCATTGATATCCTTATCGGGGTTCGCTGCGAACTCTTTCAGGGTCTCGGTGATCGACTCTTCCAGAGGCTTTGCCGGCTGGAGCCACTCATCGGTCAGCGGGATTCTCTCGCCGTTGGCTACGGCATCGACCGCACGGGATTTCCAGATATCTCGGCTCCCTTCCGGAAGGGCAGAGTACACCGTGTTTACCGCGTCGAGCCGTGCGCTCTGTGCGACCCTCGGGTCTTCGAGGGCTTTGCGTGTTACCCACTGCTGGAAAGAGTTAATACCTTGGGCGCCGCCGCCCATGACACCACCGGCAAGGAGACCGGTAGCCGCTGCCGCTCCAACTCCTTCAGACCAAGGCTGCCCTGTTGCGAGGTTCTGCGCCGCCTGCTCCTGCGCGGACTGCGGCATCTCTTCCAGTGCGCCTTCGGCAAGTGCGCCCTTTGCGACGCTGCGGAAGAATTTACCCGGTTTCCCAACTGCGTCTTGGACGAGGCTTCCTCCGGTTGCGCCAGCGCGACCACCAGCGAGGAGGGTATCAATGTCGGCGATGCCGAGTTTCTGGGCGAGCTTACCACCAATGACCCCGAAGCCGCCGGTCAAGACGCCGCTTCCTGCGGCGATGGCACTCTGTTGGGGGGTGAGGTATCCGGTCTCTTCTCTGATCTGTTCTGCCGCGGCGCCGGCGCTGATTGCGCCCTCGCCCATGGCCCCTGCGACAATCGGGGCTACTTTGGGTGCTGCCTTCAGGACACCTCTAGCAATACCGGCACCACCGAGCATCGAGGGCGCGGACTCGATAACCGAGTGGGCGATGGTCGAGGGGTTTTTAAGCGCCTCCGTAACCGTTGGGATGAACCCTTTCGCCTCGCTGACTTTCTGAAAAGCGGCCTTCTGTTCCGGCGAATAGTATTCATCCAGAATTTTCCGCGCCTCGGCAGGTCGATACCCGGCCTTGTTCGCCAGCCGCCCGACAAAACCGCCGGTCGGGATATCGGCTAGCCCGACAACCGCTTCCGGTAAGGCGATCGCACCCTTTAAGGCCGAGATCGCCGGGTCAGCAACGAAACGACGAAAACCGCCGGTCTTCTGACCCTGCGGCTCTACGTCTTCCCAATCTCCAGGTTTTACATCTTCCCAATCAGAAGGCATATTGTGTCCTTATTGTGTGAAGAAGTTACTTCTGCGCCGTGTCGCCTCCATGAAGGTCGGCGCGGTGGCTATGGGCGCTGTCGGAGCGGCGGTGACTGGTTTCTTCGCTGCGTCCTCTGCGGCTTTCTCTTCTGGCGTTTTTAAGTAGCCGGGGGCCGAAGGGGTTAGCGGTTCGGGCCGTCGCCATATTATCAATCGCTGTCGTGAAAGGCTTCCTCGCCGTAGCCGGATTCGGAAGAACTACGCCGCTCGTCTGCGGTTGGATGATTTCCGGACCATTCTTGCCAACGACTTCATACGCCGGAGTGTTCTGCCCTCGGTCGATGCTGCCGGTGAAGTTCTGTAAGGTAGAATCTTTCCCTTCGTCGATATTCACTTTCACTTCCGGACCATCCTCGCCGACGAGGTACGGGTTGCCTGCTTGAACGGGGCCGCCGAGGGCGCGGGCTTGGATCGGCACGATTCTGCCGTCTCTCGTCAGACCTTCCATCTGGCCGTTTGCGCCTTTGCGGCGTTTCACCACTTCGTTCGGGTCGGCCCACTGATCTTCGGTCTTGTTCTTCCACCAGAGATGTCCGGTGGTTTTTCCCGGTACGAAGACCTTGCCCGACTTGACATTCTGATAGTTCGTCACTGCGCTGGACAGCGCTTGCGGGTCTGCGGCGTTTGCCGCGATGATTGACTTCAAAATCTCGGCGTCATAATCTTTCCCCGGAGAACCTCCGGCTTCTTTCAGCGCGAGGCGCTGTTCGAAACTGAGAGCGTTGTTCCCGAGCGATTCCGAGGCGCGGTTGTGTCTGATCGTTTCACCAAGCTGCCGTGCGTCCATCTCGTTCGCGAGAATCCCGAGTTCCTTATCCACCTTCGTCCGCCGATCGAAGCCGCCGGTCTGGGTGCGCTGCTGGTCCATACCCGCCTGAGCGCCAAGGATGTCGCCGGAAACCTTCGCCTGCGAGCCGAGGACTACCCCGCCGGCTTTCGCTGCGGCGTCGAGAAGAGCGCCGTATTCTGCGGCTGCGGCTGCTTTCCGTTTTGCCCCACCGTGCTGGAGAGCACCCCAGGAACCGATCGAGAGGCGCTTGTCTGCCTCGTGCAGGATGTCGTCCATCGTAATACCTGGCAGCGGAGCGGCGACACCTTGCGGGGTCATGGTCTGCGGGTTCAGCCCGGTCATGTCGCGTTCTCGCCCCATACGGACATCGACCCCGGCGAGCGGGTCGGTTGGGGCTTTTCTCCCGATACTGCGTGGAGCCTTCGCCCGAACGTTGGAGGAAAATGACGCCTGCGGTTTGACCGCGCCGAGTGTCGCCCCGACAACCGCTCCGGACATGTTTGGCAGGTCAGGTTTTGGCGGTGGTGCGGCTTCAGCTTTTCGACCTCCGAGCGGTCGGAAGAAGTCATCAGCAAAAAGACCTCCGCCTGCCACCTGGTCGGCACTTAGCCCGGTACCGAAGATCCCGGAAGAACTTTCCTGCGGGCGCCAGTTGGGCGGCGGCGCGCCGCCGCGGGGGCGGGTAAAGGCGGGTTTAGCTTTTGCAAAATCAGAGAAGGAACCGGCCATACTGACCTCCTTACATATAATCGCGATCGTCGTTGTGTTGGTAATTATGGGAAATACTCGTCGAGTCCGAAGTGCTCTCCGTTACAGACAAGGACGCTCCAAGCGAGGCGGAAGCGGATACGGACGTTGCCATGGCGGCGCAGATTTGAGCGGCGAGAGTGGCGAGGGATTTTAATCCCTCCATCCGGAGCGCCAGGTAGTTCTTGACCTGCTCTATTTTGTTGGCGTCTGTCCTGAAAAATGCCTCACTTTCACCAACCGCAGCCTTTATGTCACTTTCGTACTTTTTTGTGCTCGCGTCAAGTTCTTTCGCACCAACCTCGACATCTGCCAGATATCCGTCCATCTGCGTCTTGAAAATTGTCGCTTGGGCGTTGGCCTTGGCGGCAAGGGCGTTATAGACCTCTGCCATTACTTTAACTCTGGTCATCTCTGCTTCGAAAGTACGAATAATGATGTCCGGCTCAACCTTCGCCGCCTCCAGCGCTCTCGCTTGGTCAGCGGTGTGTTTGGTCTGAGTAACATTTTCCAACTCTGTCCCGGTCTTTAGATAGACTTCCTGCTGTTGCCGAGCCAGCTCAGCCATCTTCGTCGCGGTGTCGTAGGAAACCGTCTGCTCCTTCTGGAGATGCTCGGTGTGAACCGCAAGAAGCGAGGCGGCGAGGGCGCCATCCGGGAGGCCGAGATCGCCTGCAGTATCCTCCGACCAGGTGGTCATCATCGCATCAAGGGCATCCTGCCGTGCCTGCTCCCGCCGGAGCCGGTCGCGCTCGAAGATCGCGGTTTCAACACCCGGTCCGAGGCCGGTGCCGCCGTTCACCACCCCGTCGATCAGCTCCGCTCGCAGGTATTCCCTGAGTTCCGAGACGTAGGGCGAATCGAAATAGCTGAACCCAGGGATCGGGGCGGTAATGTCTGGTACCACCAGGTCGGGGAAGGAGAGCGTCGGGGCGACCGGCTTCTCGCCAGTGGCGAGGATGTACCTGACGAACTCCGGCATGTTGAATTCGGGGGTGATCTCGGTCGGAGCGAGGCCGGTCAGGAACTCCTGAATCGCCTGAAGCTGTTCCTTCGTCGTGGCATAGGAGTCGGCGACTTTGGCGAACGAGTCGTTGAACTTGGCTTCTACGAGCGGGTTATATACGGTTCCCATGAATTACTCCTGTTCTATCCTGGTTACAGTCTTTCCAGTCGCTATGCCCCACAGGTAATTGTAGGTAACGTCCGTTTCAATCTGCGTCCACAGAATCTCGCCGGTTTTCTTGTCGAACGCCTGCTTGATAGGCTTGCGCCCTGAAGACTCTTTTTTGAACCCGGAGACGTAGACGTTCTTGTCGTCAATCGCTATATCAGTGAGGAACGGGCCGACATCGTACCCTGCCCCGTCGTCATATACTACCGACCATAATTCCTCGCCACCTTTGTCCAGCCCTTTTACTTCATAGCCGTGGTAATCAAACGACCCTGTTTTGGGTAATTGTCCTACGGTGTAAACCCCAGCTTTATCCGCTGCAACTCCCTTGTCGATGGTGAGGAAATCATCGACAACGAAATCGTAGGTAACGGAGAGCGCGAAATTATCCGCTCCTGCCGGGTCTTGGTCCAAAGTCTTTATCCAGCGGTCCGTCATCGTGACGACGTTCCGCGGACCGCTCTTTTCAGGGTCTCGAACCGCGACCGCTATCTCGTACATGGACGCCCGAGGGAAGGGGCTTGTGTAGAGGGTGTCGGTCGCGGTAGACTCGACATCGCCAGTTGTTTTGTCAATGGTAAGGACTCGACCCTGCTGGTACTGCGGTGAAGATCCCCACAGTGCGTACGCCGTCACATATAGCGCTCCTTTATCCACCGCGCAGGCAACCGCCCGGTCATAGGTGCCGAGCTTCGGGTAAAGCTTCTGCCAGATCAACGACCCATCACCCAAGCTGCGTTTCTCGACCTGTACGAATGAGCCATTGTAGACTCCGCCGAAGCCTTTGCCAATGACGTAAAGGGCTTTGTCATCGACTGCTATGTCTATTGCCTCGCCGCTGGAGTCCTCAATAATCCATTTCTGCGTACCGTTTTTGCCGCGTTTCTCTATCGTCCAACCGAACTCATCGAAATAACCGTCGTCGATCGTGTACTTGAACGACCTGCCTACGGTAAAGACGTTCGCGTCCTTGTCTACTGCCGACTTGTACGCGGAGTAATACGTTCCGGTGACATTGAGGTACTCATCCCACTTTGTTGTGCCGTCTTGCTTCACCTTATTGACTCGCCACTTATTGCTGTTCGAGGTCTGCCCGTAACCGCAGAATACCGTGTGCCACGTCGTGAGTTCGATCACGGAGCCTTTCTTCCGTTTTTCAGGTGGTCGGTAAATGTTCACGTAATCCTTGCCGTCTGCCGACCATGCGGTCATCACCGTACCGTCTTGGAACGCGCGGTCTTTCAGCGCATAGAAGCCGGTCTTGTTCAGGTTCCGGAGTTGGTAGAGCATCAGGTTCGCATCGCCGAGATGTGCCTTGCACACCTCCTTGTCGCCCGCTACGGTGATTCTTGCGTTGAACATCGAGAATGTTGCCATAATAATCACCATCCAGATCAATCGACTCATTACCGTTTCCTCGACAGCCCTGCGAGTAGCAGGACTAGTTCCTGAAGCTCCAAAGACCCCCCAGCGACGTTCGCCAGACGGTAGCGCCATCTGCGTCCCTCGGCACCTTTCCCTGGTCGGAAGCGGTGTTGCTGTAGGACGCTCGAAGCGGCTCCGATCGAGGGGTAGGTGTACCCCGCGCCATCATCTTCATAGAGCGTGAGCGCAAGAGTCGCATCTGTCCGGGCGAGGGCATGGGCGTCGAGGATCTTCGACTGCTGCCCTTTGGCGTACTCGACATCACCAGAGTCGAGATAGGCGGAGATCGACGTTCCGTTGTCATTCGACCCTGAAAGAAGATAGATGCCTGTCGAATTTACCCCGTAGTAATTTCCGCCATCCTCGAAGAACGAGTCGAAGGCGAAGTTGGAATACTCCGTCACACCGCGAAGCGATGGATTCACCGAGAAGGTATTGAACGCGCCGAGAACAGTAATGCTCCCGGCAAGGTCGGTCATCACCCCGGAGATCGCGCCGAGAGGAACGACACCAGCGACGATGTTCCCGGAAAGGTCGGTCATTACCCCGGAGATGAGTGCAAGCTTCTGCGTCGAGGCGACCACCGTGCCGGAAAGATCGCGCATTGCCCCAGATAGAACGACCTTGTTACCGGAGACGGCGATGATCTCACCGTCGAGGTCGGAGAGAACGCCCGAAACGCGGCCAATCCGCCCGGAATAGGCGGTGATCGCACCCTCCAAGTCAGACAGTTCGCCCCTGATCTCGTCCCACTTCTGCGAGCCGGTGATCTGTGTAGTGCCGCTTGAGAGGTCAGCCAAGACCCCGCCGACCGTTGCTACCCCGACTTCAGAGTAGAGGTCGGCGAGTATTCCAGCAATGGAGTTCGCCATAATACCTTCTTAGGCCGCGGCCTGAGAGATCGCTACGCTGTCGATGGTTGTGGTTGCGCCGGCGGCGAGGCTGGTGGAACTCATCGTCATGACCGTCCCGGCGGTGGCGATGTCCATATCGACCCTGATCAGCGTCGTGGATGCTCCGCCTGCGTCAGCGATCGAGCCGACGAACCGCGCCCAGCCTGCGGTACCTGTTGCAGCGTTCACACCAGACCAAACGCCCTCTTTCGTGATCTCGCCGGAAGCGGTCGTACCCCACTGAATGCCGTTCGCCGGATCGACACCGGAGGCCATGTTCGCCGGGGTGTTAGTGATCGTGGTCGAGGTGCAGGCAACGACATGGCCGTTTACCGAGTCGCCGAGGCCGGGGGCGGGCTTCAGGGTAATGATCGCTCCGGCGGAGGTCGCCACATAGCCGTGCCAGTGCGTACCTTTATTGATCTGCGTCGCGGTATCGGCAGCGGTCTGGGTTAGCGAAGCGTTGAAGGAGACCGGCACGGCGGCGGAGAACTGGTTTGGCGAGAGCATCTGCACGGAGTTGACGGTGATCGAGTCAACGGTACCTGCGGCACCTCCGGTCAGGGTGACGGTTCCGGAGGCCAAGACCTCGGCGGTTCGCGCCCCGGACGCCTGGGTGATGGTGCAGAGGAGCGTTCCGGACGGTGCGGTGTCGGCGGTTGCCGGCTGAGTTCCGGAGTAGATGAGCAAAGCGCCATTTTGTAGTGCTCGCTGAAACGAGCCGTCTCGCATCCTGAAAGTTCTGTAGCCTGTTGAGTATCTGAATCCCATAATCTTTCTCCTTTACGCTGTCGGTATATTGTTCCAAGAAACTCTTTTTTCTGAACTACGCGGTACTGAACCCCACGCAGTGCTCTGAGATGTCGCTGCTGGTACATCGCTCCAGAGCATCGTCCTGACTTGCGGGTCCGGTGGAGGTACGTCGGGCGGGTAGACAATATTAAAACCGGTCAGACCACTAACACTGAAAACAGGTTGCAGGGTAAAATGCAGTTCTCCGAACCACCCTTCTCCCGCAGAAGTCGCGTTCAGCTCCGCGAGGCTGAACGTCGGTGCAACGATAAAGCCCAGACCGGCAAATGCGCCTTGCTGAAGGCCGGCAAGGTCTCCGAGCGCGAAAGTCGGAGCGACGGTGAACCCTAAAGCGGCGAACAGCCCGACCTGATTCGCGGACAAAGCTGAAACACTGAACGTCAGGGCAACACTGGTTGTCAGAGAACTAAAAGCACCTACCTGGACACCAGCAAGACCAGACACCGCAAACGTCGGGCTAACTGCGAACGATAGTGCGGCGAAGGCCGGGGCGGCTGCGCCTCCGAGACTCGCTAGTGGTGTTTCTGCTATCGCCAAGTGTCCGAGCATATACTTACCCTATAAATCTACAAACAAAGTCCGCGTAGTAATACATATTTCCAGGAGAACCTGTCTTTGTTGCATTCACAAAAAACTGTATGTCACCCGCAGTTACTACTGAGTCAGCAGAAACGTCATGCCTCGCCCATACATTTGCCGTGTCAGATTGGGTGTTGAAAGAACTACCCACATTATGTGTGGTAAGATCGACAGCCCTTGTACATGGTTGTAATGTCCAGTAATTCGACGCATTTGATGTGCCTGCAATTAGTGTTATTAGCTGTACTTCTACTACATATAGACCGTTTGCCCCGTGATGAAGCATCGCTGATGACTTGCCAAGCCCTGTTGCACTCATAGGGAAGAAAGCCTCTAACAAACCAAGTCTTGAAATAATCATCTGGAGACTCAGCCACCGAGTCCCATCATAATAATATTCAATGCCCCTGTCAGTCCTAAAGCGCCGTTCTCCTGTAACGGGTGAAGACGGGAAACTTGTTCCAGAAGTGTCAAGTCCCCTTGCCGCAACCGTCAAGAAAACGTCCTTCGTTCCTGCGCTGAAATTGACGGCATTATTCGAATTTGAACTGGAAAGCACTGTTGTGCGAGTCAGCGTATTCGCCGCCGAGTATGTTCCTAAACCTACTTCCCATTCTGAACCGACGCTAATGCAGTAGTAGCAAGTATCATTGGTCGAAAGCACTGAAGCGAAGGTGCGGAATCCGGTAGCCGCTCCGGCAAGAGTGAAGTCTCCTGTTCCGGTTGTTGTCGCGGTTTCTTTTACGCGGTCAAAGTATTTCATCAGAATTGCACCGGATTCGCCATCGGCCATGTCATCGTCTGGCCGTCTGTCGCGGTTTGGGGCGCAGCGGAGGCGTCTTTCACACTTACCAGCTTCGCGCCGGTCATGGTGTTGGTGGTGTTGCACCAGAGGGCGGCGTAGGATGCGGGGCCGATGGACCCCCCGGAGGCAGTCCAGACCGCATCAGCGAGATCGACGTTGTAGGTCGAAACCACGGTCCCGGTACTGAGTGCTACCCCTCCTTGCGTATAACCCGCACCAGTAGCCAGTTCGCCAGCCATCCCGGCACCTGTCCAGGCATCGGTCGAAGCCGCGAGCACCGAGCCGCCGGTATCGTGGAGGGTAGCGAAAAAGTAAAGAGCGGCGGTGCGCGTCGCTGATAGAGCCCTGAATCCGGCTGCGTTGGATATATCGGCCATGATTTACCTCTTATCTGTACGAAGTTATTAAATGAATCTGCCCCGCGACATCGCGGACGAACGAGGCCCCAAAGGAGCCTTGCGGCAGCACGAACCGCTCGGAAGTAAGGTTTAAGGGTTGTCCGGGTAGCCCGTAGCAGATGCCGTCCTCAGTCGCGAAAATCGGATAAACACCTTCAGAGTTCACACCGCTGACCAGCGAAGCGTCAAGATACGCCGGAGGGATGTTGAACACGCCGAAGTCGGAGACCTTGGTGAAGGGCATCTTCAGCGGGTTGCCACCGGGCGCGTAGTAGAGCGCCTTTTCCGTGCCGACGTAGATACCTTCCGGGCCGGGGGCGATCAGGGTAATCCGGTCGGGGAACTGTTTGAACCCGTAGCGAAGATCGACCCGTGAGAGTGGTTTTACGTCCGAGATCCAGAGAACCATGTCAGACCCTACGTAGACCCGCGCCTTGTGGTGCGCTATTGTTTGCCCCGCCGGAAGCTGACCTTTAAACGGTACCGAGGTAAGGCTGTAGATTGCCGCCACGCCGTTCACCACCTCGCCGATCACGACGCTGTTCGTAAAAAAAATTCTCCCGGCTGCGGCGAAGTAGCGCATAGGCTGATCAGACCCGACCGGGAGCAGGGCGAAACTGGTTTTGTCGGCAGGATGGAAGCGGTACAGGATGCTGTTCCGGACGTAGAGGCAGACCCCGCCGTAGGCGAAACCGCTGTGTGCTCCGGAGAGGGTTTGGAAGAGGGTGTAGCCGGGACGAAGCGAAGGCTTGCCGGAGTCGTCGAGATCGACGTTTCTCGCAGCGGAGAGATCCACAAGAGGGTCATCACGAGTGGGTAGCCCCTTGATCCGGTCACGACCGAGTTTATTGTTGATACCGTGGTATCCGGTTAGCGTGACTTCCTGGGTCATGTCTACCTCGTTCTCGTTAGACTATATACAAAGGGTTGGGTACCACCGAGGGGCTGCCTCCGCAGAGGCGGCGGTAGGCGCGTTTGCCCTCACTCTTCAACAACTGATAATTGCCTAGATGCTCGGCAGCCTTCTTTGGATTGAACAGTTCGGAGTCGTGATCCCCTAGTGCCTTGTAGGCCGCCCACTCGACAGGTGCGAAGTGGAAATCGTCGGGGATCTCGAACTCCACCGAATAATTGTCAGCCGCCGTAGCCGTGGTCGTCGCTCCCGCGCCTGAGATCGCTACGGTTGTCACGGTGGATACCGCACGGTCGCTGGATGCAATCGAAATCACCTGCCCGGAAGCTGACGATGCGAAGGACGCCGAGGCGTCGATGACTGCTGCGAGCGCGGTAGCGACCGCCGAAAGCGAAAGATCGCCCGCAAGGGTCGTGTACGAGAACGCCGTACCGTTGACCGTCGCTGTTACCACGTCGCCGATATGAAGGACGCCGGCGAGGGTTACGGTACTGGTCTTTCTTGTCAGGGGAGAACGGCTCTTTCGCCAGACCCGGAGGGTCAGAGCATAGACCGCATCCGGTTCCGGATAGAGGGTGATGATCCCGGTTTCTTGATCTAGCTGCCATGCGACTGGCATTCCGGGTGTCTGGGTGCCGAGTTCTGGGAACTCCGAGGTGGTGTCGAGAATTGATTGCCGCTCCGACTGGAAGAACTTCGACAGACGGAAATCGCCGTACCAGACTTCTTTTATCTCGATGACCCGAGGGTCGATTGCGTAGCCGGTCGTGCCGGCTACCGTCGTCAGGCTGAAGTTCGTGTTGTCGGTAAAGAACCCGGTGTCCTTGCAGAACTGATCCTGTCCGAGCGACAAGAACCGCATCAGGCGCAGGTCGCTCCAGCCGTAGGGTTCCACCCTGTCCGCGAGGATGTGTCTCAGTTCTTCAAGGGCTTCGGTTCGGAGCATGTTATTTCCTCGTCGTGTAGGGCCCGTCAGTCACCTGGAAAGGGATCGCCGGATACGGTACCCATTCGTCATACTCAGAGCCGTCATCGCGCTTGCGCTTTACCTGGCGGGCACTGATACAGGTTCGGAGGTTCTTGATAAAGGCTTCCGGGATGTTCGGCACATCCTCGCCGCGCTGGATCTGAAGGACTTCGCCGTTTACCCCAACGACCTCATACTCCGGCAAGTGCTCGACGAAGGCGATATTGATTGTGTAATACGGCGGTGCATATTCGATCTTACCCTTATAGGTCTTCGGAGCTTCTGGCGCTTTTGCGTTCTCTGCGGGTTCAAGGTCAAGGCCGAGGTCTAAATCTGTGCCACTCATCGAGAAACCTCCTAATTAAATTGTGGTGTTATTCTGGCAGACAGTATCATTAATTTTGACGTAGTGCAAGTATCAATCTTTATCTTCTTTTTCCATCTCACCAGCAGCTTCGTCGAATGCGGAATCGAACTCTTTTTCATCAGAGTACTTCTCATCTAGGAGAGGCATCAGCTTGCCGATCAGAACCGCTACCTCTGCGGCATCCTTGGCGACGTACTGCTTCTCCCGGGAGCCTGGGTAGGCGCAACAAATTTCTTCGCCTTTTTTCTTCTCTTTCGGCTTGAACGGCACGCAGCATTCAACGACAAACCCATTAGAAGCGCGGCCCACGGAGATCATTTTGCTCATATACATATGGAAGTCCTCCTACCTAAAAAGCCCCTCGGATTTTGTCCGAGGGGCGACGTTCGAGGATGTATGCTGTTAGGCGATGGTTTCCAGCGCTGCAGGAGCGGAGGCGGTGAGGGCGACCGGCGCGGTCTGTAGTCCAACCGTGTCTACATAGACGGTGGTGACGCTCGCGGCGTCAAGGGCGGTAGTGCCGCCGACGAAGTTGGAGCCGGTGGCGTTGCTGACGATGATGAAGCCGAGTTGTACCTTATCCGCCGGGATAGCAGGCATCAGGGCGAAGGCTGCGGCGGCGGTGGCTGCGTCAGCGGTTTTCGCCGAAGTGGTAATCGTACCCGCCGAGTCCATGTAGAAGGCCCAGAGGGCAGACTTGGCGGTCGCCAAGGTGCCGACCAAGGCGCTGAAGTCACCAGCGACCTTGTAGACGAGCGTTCCGCCGACGTTGGCGAGAACCGGTTTGGTCGAGGCGGCGGTGGTCTTGCCGCCGGAGCCGATCCCAATGACCGGAGGTGAGAGGACGGCGAGGTTCGAGCGGGTGCGGATCGCGGTGATGTCCACGACGATTGCGGCGATCTTGGCTTTCAGAGCGGTCAGGTCGTTAAGGATCGCCTTGCCGAGACCGGCGATGTCGAGGTTCGCTGCTGCGGAGAGTACACTTTTACTCATGGTGTACCTCCTTTTTAGGCGCCGATGCCGGTTGCCGGGATGATGGACAGGTCAGTATAGGTGACGGTGCCGATGTTGCCGCCGGTCAGGGCGGTAGTGCCGGGGGTAAAAGCGCCGCCGGAACCCATGACGATTTTTACTTCCGCCAGAGGGCAAACCGTATCGGCAGGCTCAGTAGGGTAGCCGGTTGCTGTACCCTGAACAACGGAGGCTGCGCCTGCGGCATCAATGCAAAGCAGGAAACGACCAGTGCCGGAGGCTGGGATCACCGTTCCAGAGAGAACCCAGAAGTCGTCCGTAGCGGCCTTGGTATACATCTTTCCGCCGATGCAGTACTGCGCGACGGCGGTGGTCTTAATCTTCGCGGTATTCGAGCCGATCGCGGAAACGACGGTGGTGAAGCACCGGGTTCCCATCAGTTTGCGGATACCCGCATCAACTACTTGTTTCAGATCGATAGCCATAGTTGGCCTCCTTATTTTGACTCTCTACGAATCTTGTTATGGAGACGCTGGTGGTCTCCGTTTGTCATTAACTGCAAATTCTCAATTCGGTTGTCATCCCGGATATGGTTCTTGTGGTGAACAACCAGTTCAGGTCGAAGATATTTCTCACCCTCGATCTCAACGAGCGCAGAAGATTCCGGCTGGAACTCTCGTAGCCACTTCTCCATGACGAGGCGGTGTTGTAGTACGTAGTCTCTATTCGAGAAAGGATGTTTGTAACTTTTTTCATAGAGATAACCATCTGACTGCCTAGATATGCCGCCCTTCCAGTTGTAACACAAGTCTCCTTTGTGTCTCGCGCAAGACTCTTTCCGGTATTCTTCGTTCTTGTTCCGGCATTCGTTTGAGCAGAACCGCCTCCAACCTGCGCGGCTTTTATGCTCCCAGAAATACGTTCCACACTCCGGACAGATGAACTCAACCTTTGGTTTCTTGAGGTGGTCGTTGCGGTGTCGCCCGGCACACCCTGCGGAACAGAATTTAGCAACTTTACGCCAGTGAGGCACAAGGAACTTGACCCCACAAGCCTGACATGACAACTCGACTTCTCTTGCCTTTGGTTTAGGCATTTGTATAGTACCCCCTCAGTTTTTGAGGTACTATACAGGGTTGGAGAAGTATCTGTCAAGCCAGAACTTGTGGAAGTCATTGTTTTCCTTTAGCTACTAAAGATCAGTAGCTGCCGTTTCGCAAACCGCCATAAACAACTGATTCGTGATGACCGCGCCGAAGTAGGCTTTCCACCCAACATGCCCTCGTTGACCGAGCTTATCGGAGTCGGAGATCGTGCCGGGGTTGCGCACGATCGGGGCGGTGATGGCGTTCTTACCTTTGAGGGGTACCGAGGCTGCGGCGTGCTGGGCGAGGAAGATCACCGGATACACGTCGGCGGAGGTGCCGGTGGTGGAGACCATCGTGGTACCGGAGCCAGCCTTGGCTGCTCCGCCATCGGCGTAGGACTCGTAGATGGTTGAGCGGATGTAGCGCACGTCCTCGACGGTGCCGATCTCGAACTCGTCGGCTGCGACCTTGGCACCGTAGTCAACGGCGTCCTTGAAGCCGCTCATGGCGCGAACGTCGTTTTCGCAGTCAGGGTGAACCAATCCGATGTACGCAGCGCGAACCGAGACCGTGCCGAAGGACGGGGTGGAGGCGGTCTGCTTGGTGATATACATGGCGTTCTGACGCTTGAAGGCACGAGTGACTTTGCGCTGAAGGGTCAGCGTCAACGGGGTGTTGACGTCGGTTCTCGCCGCGCCGTTGGCGTAGAACTTGTTGGTACCAGCCTTCAGGACATTGAAACGAAGTGTTTCAAGAGTCTGGGCGGCCTGCTCGGCAGTGATACCGAGATACTCCTGAAGCACGTTGTCTTCGTGGGTATCGGCGATCTGGTCGGTGAGCTGTACGAAGTCACCGTACTGCGAGAGCGTTACCTGGTAGTCGGTATAAGTCATAGACTTGCCGACCGGGGTTACGCCTTCGACGAGAGGCGTAGTGGCTTTCGCCAAAGCCTCGTACCGCCGGAAAATGGCGGTCTTGGTGGAGTTGCTGGGTAACGGTTTCATGTCGAGGTATTTCTCAAGGGTCAGGTACGGCAGAGCCCTCATCAAAAATCCCGGCATGGCTTTTCCGGCGGTACGCGGGGAAATATCCCCATACACATTGATAGCCATAGATGGCCTCCTTACGGACCTGCCTCGCGGCGGTCGCTTTTCAGTCCTGTCTCACGACGGTCTATTTGTACTTCTTCAACTCCTGCTCAAATGCAGAATCAAAATCATCAGGGTCCGGCTCGGCGGTCAGCGAGGTACGTGAGCCGTCCGGGATCTCCATTTTCTTCAGGCGGGCTTCTTCAGCAGCTTTCGCCGCTGCGGCCTTCTGCGCCGCTTCCGGATCTGCGTCCTTCTTTACCAAGCCGCTCGATTCTTTGTAGATGTTGAATACTTCAATTACGTCCTGCGGAGTGGCTTGATCGCTTTGCAGCGCAAAGAGATAGCCCGCCTGGAGGTAGCGGGGTTGTTTCGCAATCCACTTATTCAAATCGCCGCTCTCGTGGAGCTTCACCGCATCAGGATGCGCTTCGAGAATCGGCTTCATGTATTTATCCTGCTCAGTTTCCGCAACCGTGGAACCCACTGAGGAAACCATCTCCTTCAGTTCGGCGAGTTCTTTTTTCAGGGTTGAAAGCTCTGCTGACTGACGTTCCATCCGGGTTGCGTGGTCTGGCCAGTCTTCCTTGAACTTCTTCTCCGCCTCCAGTTCTTCGGGAGTCGGCTCTGCGGCTTTCGCTTCGGCGGCTTTCTTCGCTGCTGCTTCCGCTTCAGCCTTTTCTCTGAGGAGGCGTTTCGTATCTTCGATCTCGGCTTTCAGGGCGAGGAGTTCAGGAGACTCTTTGGTCTCTTCTGAGGCTTTTGCCGCCGCTTCTTCGGCAGCCTTTGCTTCGTCAGCGACTTTCGCCGCGGCCGCTTCTTCCTCGGCTTTTTTCTGCGCCGCGTCCTCGGGTGGGTCTTCTACTTTCTTCTCGCCACCGGCGACCTCTTCATCAAACGCGGCACTAAAAACATCGTCCATCAATACGTCAGTTATTTCCTCGGTACCCGGCATTATACCCTCCTTGGATATTGTAGACCACCCTACACTATTTATTCAACT